GACCGGAGGATAGCAGCAACGGGGCACATCGGAGGCTATAGACTTTCCCGCCTTCGTCGGGTAACTTTGGTCGTGTTGAGGCGGGAACGACCCGCCGGAACGGAGACCTCCGATGATCACCAAGCAGCGCCTCGCTCCCGGTGAGTACCGCTACGGCACCCCGATGGGCAGCTTTGGCGTCACCCGCACCGTCGAGGGCTGGTCGCTGCAGCAGTGGACCCCCGCCGCCGGGACCACCACCTACGGCATCTTCGAGACCCAGCGCGACCTCGACGCCGCGCTGGCCGACCTGTTCGCATGAGGAGTGACATGGACACCGAGACCGACCTCGCGTTCGAGGACTGCATGACCTGGGCGGAGTGGTGGGCCGAGTTCCACGCGAACGCCTGCTGCCCCAGCGCCGCCTACGCCGCCCGCACGCTGTGCGGCTGCCGGGGCAGCGCCCAGATTCCGAGCGGCATCAGCCGCCTGTTGACAGGAGACCCCGCATGAAGTGGACCCGCGAGGGGTCCGGTGGCGCGTACGTCGCCGGGCCGTACCGCATCGAGCACGCCGAGGGTGAGTGGACGCTCACCGGGCCGGACGGCCTCGACACCGCACGCCCGACCAAGGCCGAGGTGCAGCGTCTGGCCTACGAGTACGCCAGCGCCAGGGTGGCCGGTGACGGCGCGTACAAGGCACCGGCGGTCGTGGGCGACTGGGCCTACGTCGGCGGCTTCTGCCGCATCACCGCCGTGCTCACCGACGCCAAGGGCGACCCGCTGTACGTGCTGCTGACCAGCCGCAAGAAGCGCCGGTGCCTGAGCCGCTACGAGTTCCCTCTGGTGGTCCGATGAGCATCACCGGGCACTTCCAGACCGAACTGCGCAAGCTGGCCGAGCGCTACGAGGCCCAGGCTCGCTCGATGCGCGGGTTCGCGGGCAACTTCCACCAGATGCAGACCTACGAGACGATCGCCCGCGACCTGCACAGGCTGGCCGACGGCGATGGCGCGGCGCGCGACCAGCGCGAGTACCGGGTCAGCTGGGACATCGACCTGACCGCCGACGACTTCGTGGACGCCGCCCAGCGTGCGCTCACGATCCACCGCGACGACACCAGCACCGCCACGATCTTTGGCGTCACCGACACCGAGACGGGCGAGGAGCACGTCGTGGACCTGAGCGAGATGAAGATGCTGGACCTGACCGACGACCGCAACGAGAGGACATTTCGATGATCACCCGCCGACTCCGGCTGCGCCTGCGGGCGCGGCGGCTGGCCGCTGCTCGACGCCGCCTGGCCGATCGTGAGCACGTCGCCTGGGCACGCGCGCTGGCCGACGCCAGCCGGGCACTGCGCGCCGGGCCGGACGGCCTGCTGGCCGTGACCGACTGCCGCTCACTGCTCACCGACGAGCAGCGCCGCCAGCTGCGCGACAGCATCAACGAGCAGGTCGACACCGCCCGCTCGGTGATCGAGGCGGCGCGGTGCAAGACGTGCCCGCCCGACGTCGGCCCGCACATCAAGGGCTACTGCACTCACGCCCAGCTTGAGGCCTACACCACCGCCGACATCGCCGCCGAGGTGGTCGGGCCGCTCAGCTACGAGGAGCAGTCCGAGATGATCGGCGACCCGGCAGCCGACGTGCTGTTCCGCGAGACCGACGGCACGCCCTGGACGGAGCGCGAGCAGTGATCGTCGCCCTGATCATCGTCGCCCTGCTCGGGTGCGCCTGGCTGACGGTCGCCCGCAGCCAGCTGGCCCAGACGGTCGCCGCCGTCCTGGCGATCGCGCCCCTCGTCCTCATCCCGATCGCAGCGCTGTTCGAGCTATGAAGGGGCAACGCATCGACCCGACGGTGCCGGTTCACCGCCAGCCCACGCTGGTGGTCGACCCCGGCTGGCGCAACGTGCGCCGCGACCACACCCACGCCTGGTTCAGCCACTTCAACGGCGTCGAGTGCTCTGCTCGGTTCGGCAACCGGGGCTGCGGACGGCTGCTGGTGCGGTTGGACGGGCGTCGAGGGTATCGGGGTCGGCATCGCGCTCGACCTCGATAAAGAGGCACATCGGAGGCTATAGACAATCCCGCCGTTGTCGGGTAACTTTGTATCTCGTTGAGGCGGGAACGACCCGCCCGAACCGAAGGAGAAAATCATGGCAAGCATCGAGTACACCGCCACCGCCCCCAACGGCGAGAGCTTCACCCGCACCTCGCCCTCGATGGCATACGTCGCGGTGCTGATGGTCGCCGACGCCGACCCCGGCACCGAGAACTGGGGTCCGTACAGCTGGCACAAGTCGTACGAGGCCGCGAACGCCGCCGCGCAGGCGAGCTACCACCAGGGTCTGCACCGCACCGTCGTGGTCGACGCGATCCCGACCGCCGTCAAGGGCAAGGCGTCGATCGGCGACTTCGCCGGTCACCCCCGCGCCAACGTGATTGACGACCTGATCGAGGCCAAGGCCGCGAAGCCGCGCAAGGGCAAGAAGGCCGACGTCGCCGAGATCGAGGCGGAGGCACCCGAGGCGGTCGCCGACGAGTTCAGCACCGAGGTCGACCTGGGCCTGGGCGAGATGACCGACGACGAGCGCGCCGAGGTGGAAGCCCTGGTCGTGCCGGAGCCGGTCGCCGAGGACGTCACCGAGGTGGCCGAGAAGCCCGCCAAGGCGAAGGCTCCGAAGGCCAAGAAGCCGGTCGTGCCGACCGAGCGCACGCTCAAGCAGCAGCTGGGCGCGGCAGTGGTCGAGGCCGCGATGGCGGCGGCGCTGGCGAACGTGCCCGAGGGCATGACCGCCGACGAGGCGACCGAGATCGTCACCAAGTGGATGAGCTACATTCCGGTGCCGAAGCAGGCCTGACCTGCGGGGGAGCCGGGTCACCCCCGGCCCGGCTCCCCACCACGCCGAAGCTAGGCGACGACGGCGGGGCGGTATCCGCCCAGCTGGGAGGCTATAGACTTTCCCGCCGTCGTCGGGTAACTTTGGACTCGTTGAGGCGGGAACGACCCGCCGGGAAAGGCAAAAATGACCACCACCATCGGCCACATGACCAAGGGCGTCGAACTCGATCTGTTCGCGGCCAACGACGCCACCGTGCTCGACGGCATGATCCGCGCCCAGAACGCTCTCGGCCAGATCACCTGGACCAAGATCAGCGAGCAGGTCGCCTTCGGCAACTTCACCGAGGTCATCGCCGAGCACGACGACGAGACCGGTCGCGTCGAGACCCGCACCGAGACCCGGCGCGTCGTGGTCCTCGACGTCGACAACACCGACGTCAAGACCGCCGTCGAGGCGGCGTTCTGGGTCAACGTCTAAGCAGGACGACCGGGGGCGCGACCGGCCAACGCGCACCTTCACCCTCCCGCACCACCTCACGAAAGGCACCACCATGAGCCACGAAATCGACAACACCGCCGGTCGCTACAGCTACGCCGACAGCCAGACCGACGCCTGGCACCAGCTGGGCCAACAGGTCGGCCACAAGATGCTCCCCGCCGAGGCGCTCGAAGCCGCCAACATGAACGGCTGGGACGTCCGCAAGGTCGCCCATGAGCAGATCGTTCCCGACGGCCTGGGCGGCACCGTCACCGTCGCCGCGCCCGGCAAGTTCACCGTGCTGCGCACCAACCCCGTCACCCTCATGCCCGAGGCGCTGGCCGTGGTCGGCGATCGGTTCCAGCCGTTCCAGAACGAGGAGACCACCGACCTGCTCTACGACATCACCGACCAGTCCGGCGCGGCCATCGAGACGATCGGCGCACTCGACGGCGGGCGGCGCACCTTCGTCACGATGAAGATGCCGACCCACATCGAGTTCACCTCGCCGCTCACCGGCGAGATCGACAAGACGGAGGTCTACCTGGCGATCATCAACCACCACGACGGCGAGGGCAGCCTGCGGGCGCTGGTGACCCCGATCCGCATCGTGTGCGCCAACACGCAGCGCATCGCTGAGCGCAACGCCAAGTCGACCGTGGCCCTGCGCCACACCGGGTCGCCGACGGCGAAGCTCGCCGAGGTGCGCAACCTGCTGGGCCTGACGTTCAAGCTCACCGACGTCTACGCCGCCGAGATGGAGGCGCTGGTCAAGGCGGAGCGCGACGAGGCCTGGGTGCGGGCGGTGTTCAACGACGTCTTCGGCGTCAACGACTCCGAGACCGAGAAGATGCGCAACGGTCGCATCGAGCGGGTCAGCGCCGTGATGGACCTGCACCGCAACAGCCCCACGGTCGCGCCGTTCCTCGGCACGGTCTACGGCGCGTACAACGCGGTGACCGAGTACGCCGATCACTACATGCCGGTGCTGGGCAAGGGCGACGAGGCCAAGAAGCGGGCCATGCGCACCCTGACCAGCCCCGACATCGCCGCCCTCAAGGTCAAGGCCTTCACCAGCCTCAAGGCGTCGATGCCGATGACCGCCGACCAGCTGCTGGCGACCGCCAGCGCCTGACCCTCACTCGACCGGCTCGGTGCGTCACTCGCGCACCGGGCCGGTCACCCCCACCAAACTCACCAGGAGACACCATGCACACCCGTTCCTTCGCCGCTGGGCTGGCTATCGGCCTCGCCCCCGGCCTGTTCTTCGCCATCGTGCCCCACCCGACCGCCAACGCCGCGTCCGACGTCGTGTTCATCGGCGGCACCGGCACCGGCATGAAGCTGACCGAGGTCTTCGGCACCGGCGGCTCGCCGACCGGCCTGACCGACCCGTTCGTGCCCGATCGCGACCAGCTGGAAGTGCCGATCTACGACGGCGCACCGTGGGCCAACCCGCAGGCCAGCGTGCCCCAGGTCGCCGCCGTCGTCGCGGCCACCGATGACCCCACCGTGGTGATCGGCCTGAGCAAGGGCGCGCAGGTCGCTCACGGCGTCGAGGCCCGCGACACCCGCACCGACACGCGCTACGTCGTGATCGGCGACCCCGACTCCGAGAACGGCATCAGCCGCCGGTTCGGCATCAGCCCGGCCCAGACGGTCAAGACGCACGACTGGGAGGAGATCGTCGCCGAGCGCGACGCCGTGGGCGACTTCCCCGACCGTCCGTGGAACCTGCTGGCAACGGCGGAGTCGCTGGCGTCGTGGGCCGTGGTGCACCCGCAGTACGGCGCGGGCGGCGAGGGCGACCCGCTGACCCGGCTGGACGAGGCGGAGGTGACGCAGACCCGCAACCCCAACGGCACCACCTTCACCAAGCGCGTCATCCCGGTGCGCGAGTTGAGTCTGCTCAAGCCGATGCGCGACACCGAACGCACGCTGACCGGCCACGACCGGCTCACCGACGAGATCGAGAAGCGCCTCAAGCCCGCTGTAGACGCGGGCTGGTCGCGCAACGACAAGAAGCCTGCCGAGACCACCTCGGACAAGGGCGCGAAGCCGACCACGGCCAAGCGCGACACCACAACCACCGACAGCGACACGAAGAAGGAGAGCAGCAACGATGAGTAACGAGAACGAGGCCAGCACGGTCGCCGCCGATCGCGCCCCGGTCAGCGCCGCCCAGCTGCGCGCCGAAGCCGACCGCGCCCGCCGGGTCGCCGACGAACTGACGCGCCAGGCTGCGGAACAGGCCGTCGCCGAGGAGGAGGCCCGCAAGCCGAAGATGCCCGCCGTCGAGGAGGGCGAGAGCGTCTACGTGGCGTTCGACCGCTACCAGTCGGGCCGCAACTACGCCTACGCCGCCGTCGGCTTCCGCACCGGTCGATCGGTGCGCTGGGCCGTGACCGGCGAGGAGACCCGCCGCTTCAACTGGCCGGGCCTGCTCGCGTTCGTCGGCGAGGCCAACTGGGTGACGCTGCGCCGCCTCAGCGGTGACGGCGAGTCGCTGCTGCCGGAAGGCTACGAGCCTGCGGTGGCCGAGGAGATGGGCCGGTTCGGGCGCGTCGTCGGCACCAGCGACCCGAGCGAGGGCCAGTCGGTCGTCGCCGCACTGGTCGGCTTCCGCCCCGGCGGGGTCTACCCGGCACCGGGTGGCGGCGGTCGCGGCGGGCGCAGCCCGTTCGCCGGGCCGGGTCTGTACCGGGACGGCGATGATCCCTACATGCCGGGCAGCCAGCGCTAGATCGAGCACGAACCAGGGGCGCGACTGGACAACGCGCACTACCCTCGATCACCACAACCACACGAAAGGGGCGCAACATGCCCGAGATCGAAACCCCCACTGAGAGTGAGGGTCCGAAGTTCCCCGAGGTCTACGTCCAGCTGACCGGCCAGGACGGCAATGGGTTTGGCATCGCCAGCCGGGTGCGCGTCGCGCTCGAACACGCGGGCCACAAGGCCGAGGCGCGCGAGTGCTTTGACGAGATGCTGAGTGGCGACTACGACCACCTGCTGGCGACGGCGATGCGCTGGGTGGCGGTCGGCTGATGGACCCCGACGCACTGCTCAGTGACCTGCTCGATGACGCGCGGGGCGTGCTGGCCCGCGACGACCAGACCGGCACGGAGGATGCCGGACACGTCGATCTCGCACGCAAGGTGGTCGATCTGCACGACTGGATCGACCGGGGCGGGTTCCTGCCCCAGGCGTGGCGTGCCACTGCGGGCGGGCACTTCTATGGCGGGAGCGCGGCGGAGGTCGGCGGCGAATGAGGTGCCTCGGGGTCGGCGCGCAGGCGCTGCCGGTGCTCTACAACGGGCCGTTCGGCACTGTCCGGCGCGCCGACTCCGTGGCCTGCCCGGCGTGCGGGAAGAAGCTCGCGCCGCGCAAGGACGGCACCTGCCGGGTGCACGTTCCGAAGCCGCGCCCGCGCCCCAGCCTGGTCGGCCAGCTGGACGAACACCTGCAGCGCGAGCCGGTGCGCCGTCGGCCAGGCCGGGTCGTGACGCAGAAGTAGCACATCGGAGGCTATAGACTTACCCGCCCTCGTCGGGTAACTTTGGAGGCGTTGAGGCGGGAACGACCCGCCGGAAGGGGCACCGATGCAAGACGCAAAGCAGTTCCTGGACGAGGTGGCCGACCGCCTGCGCGGCATGGGCCGGACCGTCGAGATCACCACCACGCAGGAGAGCTTCGGCGAGTTCGTCTGGCTGTTCGCCGCCGCGCCGCACTGGGCCGATCGCACGATCAGCCTCAGCGCCAGCAAGTCAGCCCGCACCGGGCGCTGGTCGCTCGGGCCGCTCACCGTCGGTCCCAGCGGGGGCACCGGCCCGAAGTCGCGCGGGTTCAAGCGCGAGAGCCGGGGCGACATCAGCAACGCGGTCGCCGTCTACGGGCGGGTGATCTGATGTCGCGCTGGCTGATCGTGAGCTACGCGCTCAACTGCGTCGTGCTCGACACCCTGCTCATCGTCCACCTCGTCAACCAAGGAGCGATCTGACCATGCCCGAACTCATCCCAGCCGAGGCGCTGGCCGTCGGCGACCTGTACCGAGGCGTCGCCTTCGGCTGCGAGGTGCGCGGCGAGACCTTCAAGGTCACCGCGATCCGCACCGTCAAGACGGTCGAGACGTACCAGGTCATCGACGCGATCAACGTCCGCACCGGCAACCGAGCGGCGATCAACCTGCTCCGCGACGTCACGGTGGCCCGGCTGGCGCGCATCGACCGCATCCACGCCCGCAACGTCATCGACGGCCTGGCCGACGGCGAGAGCCTGCACGTCGTGCGCGCCGACGGGGCGCTGTGGTCATGACGCAGAGCGCACCCCAGCCCGGCAGCCGCCGGTCAACCAACAAGACGTCCAACCGCGACACGCGCGCACTGCTCCGCGCAATCGAGGCAGCCGGAGGGTGCCTTGAAGCGTGCCGGTCACGGTCGGGGCACTACAAGGTCTACCTGGAAGGGAGGCTCATCGGCACCATCGCCGGAACGCCCAGCGAGTACCGCTCGCGCAAGAACGACATCGCCAACCTGCGCCGCAACGGGCTGCAGATCACCTCGAAAGGCACCTACGCACCATGACCGACACCCCCGACGCCGCGCCCGATCCGGTCGACCCGATTCTGGCCGAGATCATGACCAAGGTCGCGGCGAACTACCCCGACACCACCGTCAACTTCACCGACGTCGCCGACGTGCACCCGTCGATCCTCGCAGGCTACAAGGCCGCGATCGACGTGCGGGTCTACAACGGCACCAGCCGCGTCGAGCGCAGCGGCAAGATCGCCCTGACGCGCGGACCCCGCCCGGCGTTCGTCTTGGTCGAGCCGCAGTGGAAGGGCGGGACGCACCTGCTCGGGCACAATGACGTGGTGATCGCTCACCGCACCGGCGGCAAGGGTGCGCCGAACGGCGGCTGGGTCCGCATCGCCAAGATCGAGCAGCGCAACGGGGTGAGGCGCTGATGGCGCTCGGACTGCCCAAGATCGACCTCGACATCGGCCACACCGTCAACGAGTTCCTGACGCTGCTGCGCGAGATGAACAGCAAGCTCGACACGCTCATCGAGATCGAGCGCGACCGCGCCGGGCTGCCGACGTGCGCCGAGTGCGACGTCAAGGGCAGGCTCCACTGCCGCCTTCACGGACCCGAGGGCGGGCCTCCGCAGTGGCCGTCGCACCCGCCGGTCGCGCCGATCGACCAGCGTGAGGGGTGGCAGCGGTGAAGCGCGCGATCGCGGCGCTGGGCCTGGCACTGGTGCTGGCCGGGTGCGGAGGCGGGCCGGGTGAGGTCGAGCGCTTCCACCAGGCCTGCGCCGCCGAGGGCGGGTTCGTCGCCTCGACCGGCACCTGGTGGACGCCGCGCATCGACTGCATCAAGGACAACCGGGTGGTCTACCTGCCGGGGTTCGCGTGATCGCCGGGCTGACCCCCGCCCAGGAGGCGGAGGTGCGTTACGGGGTCAAGGTCGGCGAGCCGAGCAACCGCATCGTCGGCATTGCGCCCCGGCCTGACGAGGGGCGGCACGCGATGCTCGGCTCGCGCACGACGCCGACCGCCGACTGGTGGACGCTGATGATCAAGGACCAGGGCACCTGCAGCTGCGCTCACGGCCCGCGCCGATGGAGCGCGGACTACCGGGGACGCACCTGCGGCACCTGCGGCAAGCCGCCGGGTCGGCACCGGACGGTGATCGCATGAGCACGCACGCGACCCCCGACGCCGAGCACATCGACGGCTGCAGCATGTGGCACCACCAGGGCGGCGACTACGACCGTGACTGCCCGGCGTGCATGACGCTGGCCGAGGAAGACCAGAAGGCGGGGCGCTGGACCCCGAGAACGGGAGTGTCGATGTATGAGGCAGCTGACCCGATCGGGCAGTGGACGAAGCGCGGGCCGGGCACCGCTGAGGTGATCGAGCTACGCGAGATCGAGGTGCAGCCCGGCGAGCGGGTCTGCCAGTCGTGCTGGCTGGTTCACCGCCCCGGTACGGAGTGCCCATGAGCAGCCGCGCTGGACGATGCAACAGCAACGAGCGCGGCTCAAGCTACGACCGGCGGGCGCGCCGGGCCTGGCTGCTCAGTGCGGCTGCCGGGTTCGGCGGCGACGGCCTCAAGGTGCCGTGCTGGGAGTGCGGGGCGATGGTCAACGATGACACGATCATCTGCGATCGGATCGTGCCCGGCGAGCACGGCGGGCGCTACACCCGAGGCAACATCAGGCCGCACTGCTCGACGTGCAGCTGCCGCCAGGGTGCGCGGCGCACTGCTGAGTTGCGAGCGGGCGACGTCGGCGCTCCCGGCGCGGACCCCTACGACGCGACCGACCACTGCCGGGGGTGCGGGCGGCACTACCTCGCCGAGCACGTCTACGGGTGCGTCTGGATCGGGCCGTGGGATGAGGTGTCGACGCCGGTCGGGTCACCGCCGCTAGGTGCGGCTGCCCTTGTGGCCGGAGTGCTTTGACGCGGGCAGCGACTTGTAGCCGCCCTTGGTCTCATGGGCCTTCTTGCGCGCCCAGGTCTTCTTGTTCGCCCAGGCCCAGCGCCACTGCTTCTTCGACTTGAACCCTCGGTAACCGCCGCCCCCGCCGCGACCACTGCCGCTGGCGAACTGGCCGACGTTGCCGGTGCCCGAGTGCAGCCGTGGACCGCCGGTGCCCTTGCGGGCGACCTTGGCCCGGCCACGCCGGAGGCCTGAGCGAGTGCCGCGCGAGCCAGCCATGCCCCGAGGTTACCCTCCCGGCTGGGAGCCAACCATGCGGGCGCGATGCCGGGCGACCGCCTCGGCGCGGTGCTTGCGACACCCTCGCTTGCCGCGAGGGGAGACGTAGGTGTTGTAGCGGGTCATGGGGCAGCCGCAGCGGAAGGTCTGGCCCTCGCGCTCAGCGAGTGCGCTCTGCAGCAGGCGATCGCGCTGGTGCTGGATGCGGTCGCGATCGGCTTCGGTCTCGCCCAGCGCCGTCGCCAGCCGCTGCACCTCACCGCCGGTCATGTCCAGGGTGCGCTCGAAGGCCTCGACCTCGGCGCGGTAGAGCCGGGTCAGCACGACCTCCGGCCCGGCGAGCACCGTACGCACCAGTCGCAGTGAGCAATCGAGGCGGTCGGCGATCTCGTCGGCGGTGAGGCCTTCGTCGTCGGTCATCACCACCACCGCCCAGGCCCGGTCGGCTCCGCACAGGTCGTCCATGCGCGTCGGCGACCCGGCCAGCAGGGCGGGTACGAGCAACGCGTCAGGCTGCCAGTCGGGCGGGGTCGGCGGGGTCATCAGGCAGGCGGGCGCACCACAGCCGCGATCGTCGCCGACAGGCCGTCTTCGAGGCACTTGATCGCGACGGCCTGCTCGCGGGGGTTCGCCCCGGTCGCCAGGATCACCGTGCGCGCCAGCGACTTGAACTGCGCCCGCAGGCTGTCGAGGGTGGCGTTGGTCGTGGGGTCGGTCGGGGTGTGCAGGTCGAACCGGCGGTCAAGCTCGGGTTCGGTGATCGAGGCCATGAGCCACAGGCTAGCTCAATTACCCACCGACGAGCACGAACTCCCCCGGCCACTCGCACACCGCGTCGTCCGGCCACCAGGTACCGCCGGTGACGTCGGCAGTCTCCCAACGGCCTTCGTGCCACCGCACCAGCGCCCGCAGGCCGTCGGCGGGCGACGTGTAGCGCCAGACCTTCCCGGCCTCGGGGGTCGGCACGTTGGGTCGCTGCGCCGAGCGACCGCGCGCCCGGTCCACGATCGTCTTGATGTGAGTGCGCAGGTCAGCGAGCACGAACGTGCCCAGGCCCGCTTCGGTCTGGGAGGTGATGATCGCCTTGGCGAGGTCGATCGGGTCGACGTAAGCGCCACCAGCCGTGCAGATGTCGTTCTCGCGCAGCACCTCGGCAATCACGCCGATGTCCATGAGCCGCACGCTGTCGCTGTTGCGCAGCCAGTCCAGCTGCTCAACCTCGCCGGGTCCGAGCGCGCCGCCCTCCGCCGGGCTGGGAGTGCCGCTCACAGCGGGTCCAGGCCTTCGCCGCGCAGGGCGTCAGGCCCGGCCCAGGTGCCCGGCTCGCGGGTCGGGTCACCGAGCGACTTGGGGTTGCCGAAGCCAGCGAAGCCGTTGGGAGACAGGCCGTCGGTGAACTCACCTTCCAGGCTGGCCGTGCCGGGGATCGGGCCGGGGCGAATGCCGGTGATGCGCCCCTGGCGACGCCGACCGTTGTCGTCCACCAGCGTCAGCAGCCGACCCTCGCGCCCGTCGGCCCGGTTGAAGATGTCGCGCCACCAGTCGAAAGCGCCACCGCTCCACCGCCACCGGTCGAGCTTACCGGGGGTGCGCTGGTCCAGGTGCAGATCGCCCTTGCCGACCACGACGTCGAACGCCACACCCATGAACGTCGGCTCGCGGAACGGCGAGGTGCTGTTGCGCATGAGCACCTGCAGGCTGCCGGGCCGAAGCTCGAAGCCGCGCGCCCGAGCATAGGCCTCGGCGTGGAGCCGGGCCACGGCCACCGGGTCGCCCACCGCGCCTTCGGGGATCGTGATGCGGTGACGCTCGACCAGTTCGCTGGTGTGCGAGATCGACGGCTCGTCAATCGCCGACGTTGGACCAGTCGTCTCCGCCGTCGTCACCGCCCGCGCCGCGATCGTCTCCGGCAGGGGCGGTGCCGTGTTGATCAGCGGGTTCGGGCGCGGGGTCGCCGAAGGCGTCGACCGGCCCAGGATCGACCGCACCAGATCGAGGTGAAGCGACTTCGGCAGGGACGACACGATCTTCCACGATGTCGACGTCGAGTGGCGGTCGGGGTTGTCCACCTGTGATCTCCTTGAGTCCGTTGGGGTCGATCTCTGCGATGCGCTCGATGAGTGCGGCAGCCTCGTTGGCGAATTGGACGGTGTCGATGCCGGGCACTTCGAGCACCTTGGGGAACAGGCCGAACAGGCTCGCCTCCTGCTTGAGACCGCGCAGGATGACGTTGGCGGCATCGACGTCGCCGCGCATCATCGCCGGGTAGTTGGCCTTGCGCATGTCGAGAATCACGCTCATCTGCGTGGCCCGGCGCTGGTCGGGGGTCTCGGTGAGGTACTGGCGCTTGGCGATCTCCAAGTCCTTGCGCACGGTCGCCGTCGACACCCCGCACTCCTCGGCGATCTTGGCGATGGTCGCCCCGGCGTTGCTCAGGAACAGCGCCTTGACCCGGCGCGCGAACAGTTCCTCGTTGAGCAGCGAGTTGATGTCCTCGTCACTGACGCTCATCGCTCAATCCTCCCTGCCCCGGCACGCCTGCGGGTGCGCCGGGCAGTCCATCCAGGCAGTGTCGCTCTCGCCGCAGGTGCACGCCGGGGCGATCTCGGGATACCAGGCCGCGTGCCCGCAGTCCATGCAGCCCAGGTACTCGCCGGAGTCGACCACCGCGCGCAGCTTCTCAAGGGCTTCCTGCGCAGCGGCGAAGTCGCCCCGATCGGCCACGATCACGATGCGGCCGGAGTCGCGGTAGTGGCACGCGGTCGCGCGATCGACACGCGCCCTGGTGATTCCGAGGCGGCGCAGATCGCTGGCGTCGAGCGTCATCGTCGCCTCCTTCGCGGTCATGTGACGTCGGGGTGAGTGGGTGGGCCGAGCACCGCCCGGTACGGGCCGTACTCGCGGGTCGGGTTCGCCAGCTGGGAGACGATGACGAAGGGGCGGCGACCGAGCGTCATCCAGACGCCGAACGGCGAGGGCATCCAGATGTCGCCCTGCACGTCGGCCCAGATCGTGCCGTCACCGTGCTCGGCGGTGAGTTCGGCAACCTCGGTGCCGATCTCGATCACTCCGGCTCCGGCCTGACTTCGCCGGTCAGGCTGCGCACCTCGTCGCAGCCAGTGCCGGTGAGGGTTTCGGTCGCGGTCGGGCGGTCGTGGACGCCGCACCACCAGGTGTTCGGGTCGCCGCAGGTGCAGCTGCCGAGCGCGCCCATCACAGGCCTCGAAGACGGGCGTGGTGCTCGACGGCCTTGAGCACGATGTGCGCAGCGTCGGGGTCGCCCGCCTCCGCCTTCGGCAGCCACGCAGCGATCAGCTTGTCCAGGGTCTCGCTCGGGGTCATAGCTGGGTCTCCGTGATCGGTCGATGGAGCGGGCTGGGCTGACTGCGGAGCGCCCGTTTCCGGCGCGCCTCGCGGTCATCGAGCAGCGCGTCGAGCAGTTCGGCGTACCCGCGATGACCGTCCTCAGCAACGGCCACCTTGAGCCGTTGCCGCAGGTGATCGTCACCTTTGATGCCGATCAGCACCGGCACACCGCGCCGTCCTGGCGACAATCGTGCGCCCCGGCGCGAGCCGATGGCCTTCTGTGGGGTCATGGGTTGCAAGGTTATACCGTCCTGTCGCTGCTGTCACCCGACATGCGCGGGTGTTTGCTACTCGGCGTCCAGATCGACAGCCTCATCGACCTCACCACGCTTGGCGAGGTAGACGCGCGGCTGCTGCTCCCGCACCTTGGTCACGGCGAGGCGATCCCACAGGTCAGGGTCGATCTCGCGCAGCCGCTCACCGCTGAACTGCTCGCGCTTGAGCGCCGCCTTCCACCCGTCGGCGAACACCTGCTCGGTGCCGTCCCAACCCGCCTCCGCCGCGATCTTCTCCAACCGCCCGAGCAGGTCGACCTCCTCCGACTTGAGCAGCTTGATCAGCGAAAACAGGTCGCTCTTGTACGCGCGCACCGCCGCCTCCGCCGTCACCGTCTTCGGCAGCTTCGGCACCCGGTCGCGCGGCACCAGATCAGCACTGCCCCTGGGCGCGGACACCGACACGCGGCTCACCAGCGTCCGCGCCGCCGCATACGCAGCCGGGGCGTGCTTCTTGACCACCGCCGCCTCCACCGCGCGGTAGACCTCCGGCTCACGCCGCGCCGTCTCGCGAAGCTCGAACTCGCCCACGACGCGGGTGCCGGTGTGGAAAGCGGTCTTGACGTGCTCAAAGGTCTCGCGCCGTGCCGATTCCAGGTTGGCGAGACGCTGCCGGGTCACCCACAGATCGCGCACGGCGTCGGCGAACCCGACGTCGGCATTGAGGTGGTCGTCCAACGCCGCCGAGAACTCATCCAGGGTCTCGGGGCGAGCGCCCTTGGGGGTCTGGCCCGGTCGGGTCGCATTCATCGCAGTGCGGGTCTTCGCCCGTCGTGTCGTCGTGGTCATGGGGGTCGACCATACCCGCGATCGGTATAACCGTCTATACCCGCGACATCGGCATCGCCCCTGGGGCTTCGAGCGTGAGTACGCGAGAGGCGACCCGTAGGCCTCGCCGACGGCGGGGTCCAATTCCAGTCTCGGGGTCGCGGAGCGCAGAACCTGTGGGTGCTAAGCCGCGTCTGAGCGGCTAGCTTACCCACAGTTCTAGCGACGGACAGGGGAGGGTTTCTAAGAAGTTTTCTTAGTAGACGAACGTGGGGGTCAGACGGTTAGATGGCGCGCGTGCGCGCGTGAGGGCAAACAATTTCCCACCGGCGTCGGGATAGTGATGGGCTAGTCTGACACGATGACCGACACCCCGCAAGACAACCTCCCCGCCACTCGCACTGACGGCTTCGGCCCGCACGACACGCCCCTGTCGGAGGCACCGACCGCCGCGCTGGCGTTCGCCCTCGGGTACGCGGCGGCGCGACCCCAGAGCGCCAACGACTTCGGCCCGTTCTGCGCGATGGTCGAGGAACTGATGGCGCGCCCGACCGGCAGACCGGCAGGCCCGCTGGGCGGCTGGGATCAGCGCAGCGAGTTCGGCATCGTGATGAGTTTGCTACCGGCCCACCTGAGCCGCGCGATCGTCATGCTGTACCAGGCGCAGCGCGGGCAGCGGTGGGCGCGTACCGGACAATCCCGACTAGGGCGGTAAAGCAGCGGCTGTGCCGGTATCGCCGACCGGTAGACGGCGCGTGTCGCCGTCGGGTATAACCGTTTAGACCCGATGCGGGATGGACCCGCCGGGCCGTGAGGAGACCACGATGCTCAACCCCACCACCCGCCGACTCGTCGCCGCGCTGCTGCTCGGGCCGGGCCTGGCGATCGCCGGTGTCGTCGCCAACGTCGCGACGGCGAAGGCCGACGTGATCCAAGAGGACGATCCACGCTGGGACTGCCGCACGATGGGCGACCTGGTGTGCGGGCCGACCAACAGCCAGGGCGTCGCGCCCGGCCTGTACGCCGCAGGGCGACTGGCTCAGCCGTGGCCGACGGTCACGACGTGCTCGCCGGAGCCGATCTTCGGGGTGCTGCTGTCGTGCGACACCGCGCCGGTCAACCCCCGCTTCGTCCACCTGGGCGGCGCGCGATGACGCACCCGACGCGGGTCTGCCCGCTGTGCACCAAGCCGCTCTGGGCCAACGACGTGCGCAACGCGCTGAGCCGGTACGTCAACGACTCGATCTGCGAGCGGTGCGGCACGATCGAGGCCTTCACGCTGGCCCGCGTCAACGACAACCCCGCCGCGCGCACCTGCCTGTACTACGACGAGTTGAGCGGCATCATGCTGGTCAACGAGACCGAAGCAGGCTACGTGCCGATCTGGGCGACCCCGCCCGACCCCGACTGGGCGCGCAAGTACGTCGAGGCGGTCAACAACCGGGTCGACATCGAACCCGACGACATGATGACGATCGTGGGCCGCAGCATGGCCCTGGGAGGAGTGCTCTGATGGACTGGGCAACGCTGCTGACGCTGGCCGGGTACGCCGTGGCGTACCTGGTGGGCAAGGGCGTCGGGCGCTCCGACGGGCGGCGGCTGGGCCGCGCCGAGCAGATCACCCCGCTGTGCTTCACCGTCGAGATGAACGGCGACGTGCTCGGCGCGGTGCACCTGGGCGGTATCCGCATCGGTCACGACAAGCCGGGCGACGACACCCCCGACGGCCCGCCGCCGGGGCACCCCGAGGCGCTGTGATGGCGACCCGTTCGCTGCCGCCCGCCCGGCGGCACACGCTCAAGGCCGTGCAGACGATCAGCGGCGACGACATCGGGCGCGTCGTGCGCTTCTACCAGTGGGACGCCGCCCGCGAGATCGGCACGGTGACCACGGCGGAGTTGCGCCAGATCAGCCACATGCAGGGGCGCACGTCGATCACCTACGGCCTCGGCGCGGAGCGCGAGGAGTCGTTCGAGGAGGGCGAGTCGATCTGCTTCGACCCGCCTGCCGACTACAGCGACGTCACCGAGATCAAGCAGGCGTTCTACGACTTCCACGGTCTCGACAACCAGGAGACCCACTAAGCAACCGGCGGTTCCTGCCACCGCCGGGGCGGGGTCGGTTGAGCACCCAGCCGACCCCGCCACCCCACCCAACCACCCCGAGGAGCACCAGTGCCCGACATCGACAACCCGACCGACATCGGCAGCGCCGCTGCTGACGCTCCGGTCGATCTCGAACCCGTTACCGACACCCGCGACATCGACTGGCTGAGATCGGTCACGACCAAGATGACTGAGCGCACGCCGACCGGCGAGCCGGAGGTCAACATCAAGCACACCGCCTACTTCGGCATCACCCCCGAGACCGTCGAAGACGTGCTCGCCGACTACAGCGCCACGATCAGCTTCCGGCCCGAGTGGCTGCAGGCAAAGTGGGTCGACGGCGCGCTGGACGAGGTGTACCTCTCCGGCAACCAGCGCCTCAAGTCGGGCGGGGTCAGCGACAAGCAGCGCCGCCACCACACCTGGCGCACCTGGGGGTTTCGCGGCAACAGCGAGGGCATCGACCGCTCCCAGCTGCCGCGCCCCGTCGCCGACGCGCTGCGCGCCTACGAACTGGCCGTCGCGACCGAGCGGAACGGGGCACGCCGGTGACCGCCGCCTTCATCGCCACGCCGCAGCAGCTGGCCGAGGTGCCCGACGGCACGATCATCAGCTGGCTGCGCATCAACGGCGACCCGACCAGTGAGGCTGTCGCTTTCGTGCGCGTCGAGCACCCCGACTGCGACGTGCTCGGGTTGTGCACCGACCCCCGGTGCCCCGGCCCGACCGTCTGGATCAGCCCCGGCGGCTGGGATCCGATGTCGATCGAGCAGGCCGACGTCCGCTTCCCGGCCACGGTGATCCGCTGGGGCGAGGTCAACGCCAGCGAAGCGCCGGTGCAGGTGCAGACGCTCGAAACCGGTGGCAGCTATGTGCGTGTCGCCGCGCTCGACGCCGCCGTGCAGCTGTTCAAGGGCGACAACGCGATCGGGTGGGTGCTGCCGCGCAACGGCGAAGGTCCGTTCCTCGACCCGCTGTTCGACGTCGCCAAGGCCTTCGAGACGCACCTGTACCGCGACGATCTGGCCGACGCCATGAACGCCGTGGTGGACAGCGGGCTGGTCGGCGAGCAGGCCTACGAGGCGTGGCTCGACCGCGACCGGGCCGCTGCCGGTGAACCGACCGACGTCGTGACCGGTGAGATCGCCGCCGACGACGAGGTGCGGTACCGGAGGGACGGCCTGTGAAGCTCAGCGTCAACGACGCCGCCCGGCTCGGGCCGCGCGTGCCGTCGCGCCGGTCGTTCGACCCGGTGCTGCAGGCCTACCTGTCCACTGGCGCTGAGGCGATCGAGGCGGCGCGCCGCTTCCCGGCTGGGACGCAGCTGGCGATCGACATCGAGACGCCGGGCCTCGATCGGGCGTTCACGATCAACTGCCTGACGGCGGCGTGGGCGACCGGCGACGGTCGGTACGAGGCAGTGCTGCTGGACCCGGCACGCGACCCCGGCCAGCACGCCGTCGCCGCCGACCTGCTCACGCGGGCCAGCCGGTTGATCCTGCACAACGCGCCGTTCGACGTGCCGCCGCTCTATCACGCCAGCCTGATCGGGTACCACGAAATCAACAAGGTGGTCGACACGCTGCTGCTGGCGCGGTTCGCGATCCCCGACACGATGGTGCGCAAAGGGCTTGAAGCACTGGCGGTTCGGGTGCTGGGCATGACCGACTTCAAGGGCGGCATGGAGCGCGCGTTCAAGGCTGCCGGGTACAAGACGATCACCGCCGGGTACGAAGGCCTCGACATCGGCTCACCCATCTACCGGCAGGGCGCGATGGCCGACACGGTGGTCACCGCCCAGCTGGAACCGACGCTGCGCGGCATGGCGATCGAGTGGTCACTCGATCACCCGTTCCGCGACTTCGGGGCGACGACCGTGGCTGAGGCGGAGGCCTTGCTCGGGCAGCAGGAGACCGTGCACCGGGTGATGCTGCGCCGGTCGGCGGTCGGGCTGGCCGTCGACCGGGAGTACCTGGACCGGTACGCCGAGGAGCAGGACATCGAGCGCAACCTCGCGATCGCTGAGTTGGCCGTCCACGGCCTTGAGGGCGGCAGCGGCAAGGGCGCGAAACTGGTGGAGTACCTGGACGAGCGCGGCGAACTCCCGGCGGGCTGGCCGCGCACCCCGACCGGCAAGCTGCGCGCGACGAAGGCCGACCTCGACGCCTTCGATCATCCACTCGCCCTGGCTCAGCGGAAGCTGGCCGTCATCGACAAGGTGACCGGCTACCTCGAAAAGGTCGACCGGCAGGCGTCGGTGACGGGCCGGTGCCACCCGCAGGTCGGCACGCTCGGTGCCAGTGCCACTGGCCGGATGAGCTACGCGCTGCCCGAGATGCAGCAGTTCCCGGCCCAGGCCCGCCCGGTGATCTGCGACGACGGGCAGGGTCTGACGTCGATCGACTGGTCGCAGATCGAGCCGGTCACGATGGCGGCGATGGCTCGCGACATCGACTTCGTGGCGAGCTATGAGGCGGGCGGCGACCTCTACGAGCCGATCCAGCGCAGCGCCGGGCTGCCGATGACCAAGGATGGGCGCGACTTCGCGAAGGTGCTGCTGCTGAGCACGATGTACGGCGCGGGCATCGCCAAGATCGCGGCCAGCCTCGGTCACACCGAGGAATCGGCACTGCAGCTGCGCCGCCAGATGTTCGGCGCGATGAAGCGCTGCGAGGCGTGGATGAGTCGCGTGCAGGACGTCGCCGCCCAGTACGGCATCACCATCACGGCGGGCGGGCGCATCCTCCCCGTTGACGAGGGTGGCGTTTTCAAGGCGGTCAACTACACCGTCCAGGGGTCGGCCTACGACGTGCTCGCGGCGACGATCGTTGAGTGCGAGCGCCAGGGTCTGGGCGACCACATTCAGCTGGCGATGCACGACGAGTTGATCGTTGACACCCCGGTCGCCGCCGAGGTGCAGCGAATCATGACCACCCCGCCGCAGTTCCTCATCGACTGGGCACAGCGCGTGCCGATCCTGCGCACCGACAGCGCCGACATGGGCCACGCCTGGGCGAAGGTCTGATGCCTATCTAGTGCCCGACGCGCCACCGCCCCACTACCCGTAGTGGCTGGTAGACGGCCTGTTCAGCCTCATCTAGGCTGGCCGGTCTGACCCTGGCCTCCCCCGCCCCGAAAGGCCCACGCCCGCATGAGCAACAACCCCGAACTCGACCGCGACATCGAGACGATCAAGCGCACCGCCGACGCGCAGGCCGGTCGACCCCGGTCGATCGCCGACGCCGAGACCCGGCCCGCGACCGACCTCCCGACCGACCCGCTGCCGGGCGAGGTCTGCACCTGCCCCTCACTGGCGGTGCTGGATCCGAACTGCCCGACCCACGGCACCGCCAAGGCGTTGTCGGTCGAGTATGGCGACCGGCTGCCCGACGACGAGGTGGCAGCGGCCAACCAGCGCGACTTCGGCGCGTGGCTCGACCCCAACCACCCCGACGCGCCGAAGTACACCCACGCCGAGATCGGGCCGGTGACCCCGCTCAACCAGCAGATCATCGGGCTGCTGTCGCCGACCACCTCGCAGCGCGCTCGACAGATCGCCACCACCGCTGCCGACCTCATCGACGGCGACCGCAACGCGGCCTACGGCGACGCTACCGAGCAGTTCGGCGAGACCGGGCAGCTGTGGTCGGTCGTGCTGGGGGTCGACGTCAGCGCTGAGCAGGTCGCGATCTGCATGGCGCTGGTGAAGATCGCCCGGCTCAACAACGACATCGCCCACGCTGACAGCTGGGTCGATGCGGTCGGCTACCTCGCGCTCGGCGGCGGAATCGCCAACGCGCCTGGTCGTCACCGCAAGCCCGAATAGACCCACCACCCCACCACAACCACGAAAGGGGCACTCGCGTGCTCGGTTCCACCCCTCTGCAGGCCGTCCTCGGCTCCGGCATCGACAACCGCGACCACGACGCGGTGAAGGCCTTCATCCGCCAGGCTGCCGACATCGGCCTGTCGCTGCTGTTCATCTACCCCGGCTCCAAGGTGCCCGCCGACATGCGGACGCAGGCGCAGAAGACGAAGGACAACAAGGCGGCTCAGGCCGTTGCTCACGACGCCGGTCGCCGCGACTGGGCCACGGTGAAGTCGCCAGCCGGACTGGCGCTCGCGACGTCGGAGAAGACCGTGTTGGAGCGGTATCTCAAGCGGTACATCGAGGTGTTCTCGGAGTGGCGCGAGGTGCTGGCCGACGGCAGCCAGGGCGACGTCGTGCCCTACGTCAAGAAGGCCTTCGACGCCGGGGAGATCGTCATGGCGACCCCCGCCGCCGTCAACCTCGCCGTCGAGGTGGGCGGGTCGGGTGTCGTGGTGGTCGACTGCGACACCGCCGCTCAGGTCGACCGGTTCTTCGAGGTCGCCGAGATCGCGCCGGAAGATCGCCCCGACCCGACCGTCATCACCCCCGGCCAGGCTGGGCCGGGCGCGGACCCCGATGACCCGAGCACCTGGGCGCACGCCGACGGCGGGCACTTCTGGTTCACCGTCCCTGACGAACTCAGGCCGACGCTGCCGCGCCATATCGGCGCGATGACGTGGGGCGGTGACGACGGGTTCGCCGTGCTCTGGGATCGGCGGTATGTGCTGATCCCGCCGTCGACCCGGCCCGAGGGTGCCTACGAACTGGTGGGGCGCGACTACCCGCTGCCGGGCTGGCTCGCCAACGCGATCATCGAGGCTGGCAGCCTGCGCGTGGCCCGCGCTGAGCGCAGCGCCGAGACCGCCAACCCCGAACTGGCATCGGCAGTGGACGAGTGGGCTGCCGGGGTGCCGTGGTCGGCGATCCTCGAACCGCTGGGCTGGACCCCCGCGCCGCGCGCCGACTCCTGCGGGTGCCCGGTCTGGACCGCGCCCGGCGTGCACAGCAGCCCGAAGTCGGCCACCGCGCACGACTCCGGCTGCACCGCTGGCCGTTACACCGAGGTCAACGCGCCGCTGCACATCTGGACCGACAACCCGGCTGAGCCGTTCGATGAGTGGGTCAAGACCAAGGGCACCGCCACGATCAGCAAGCTGCAGGCCGTCTCGCTGATCAGCTACGGCGGCAACGTCGGCAAGGCGATGGACGAGTTGGACCTGATGCCGACTGGCACCGAGGTCGACCCCGACATCAGCCCGCGCGAACGCGACCCCGAGCACGGCATGGTCGGCGACGGCGACTTCGAGATGCCCACTGCCGACAGCAATCACCTGTCCGGCTCGGCGATGGACGTCAACAGCGGTGTCGAGACGCACGCGGACGGCGACTGCCCGGTGTGCGGTGAACTGGGCTGCGTCTGCATCGAGTGCGCGTGCGGCGAGATGATCGGGCCGAACGACGCCAGCGAGGTCAACGGCGTCTGGTTCCACAACGGCCACGACATCGACCCGCCGCCGAACCCCCACGCCGAGTGGGACGCTGCCGTTGAGCAGGCCCGGCAGAAGGCCGACGCGGCACCGCCGGTGGACCTTTCGGTCGACGCGCTGCCCGCCGACTTCGGTAAGGCGACCAAGCCGGAGGCCTCCGCCTCGCCGTTCCCCGATGAGGTCGCCGACGCCGACCCCGACGTGTTCGACAGCCCGCACGCCGGGGTGCCGCGCATCGCCCCGTTCGGCCACTGGCGCGACATGCCCGCGCCGGAGTACGTGATCGACGGCCTGATCGAGCACGGCGGTCTGTCGTGCATCATCGGCCCGCCCGGCATGGGGAAGTCCAGTGTCGTGCTCGATATGGCCTGCCACATCGCGACCGGCAAGCGCTGGCAGGGGCGGCGCACGCTCAAGACGAAGGTGCTCTACCTCCCCGGCGAGGGTCTGGCCGGTGCGGTCCAGCGCCTGCGGGCCTGGGAGGCGGCGCACGGCGTCGAGGTCGGCGACAACCTGCTGCTCGGCAACGGCATCATCCTGGTCCAGGCGACGAACGAGGCCTGGGGCGACATCGCCGCCTACATCGTGCGCCAGGGCATCGAACTGGTCATCTTCGACACGTTCGCCCGCATGAGCAGCGGCCTTGAGGAGAACTCCGCCACCGACGTCGGCAAGGCGATTCGCCGGTTCGACAAGCTCAAAGACCACACCAACGCCGGGGTCTGCGTCGTCCACCACACCGCCAAGGGCGCGCCGGAGACCGCGCGTGGCTCGTCGGCACTCAACGGCGCGCTCGACAGCGAACTGCTGGTGCGTGAGGCGCGGTGGCCGTTCGATCAGATCGCTGACGAGGATGGCCGTCTGCCGGGCAAGCCGATCGAACTGTGGACCACGAAGCAGAAGAACATCGAGCAGCTGGACGAGGCGATCCCGCTGATGATGATCGACCTGTCGGTGCTCGAACCCGGCACCGACATCAAGGCTCCCGTCATCACCGGCCCGAACTGCGCGATCGACCCGATGCAGGGCGAGGTCGTGCTGGCGCGCCCGCTGCCCGAGCCGCTGATCGAGACCGCGATCAAGATTCGCGAGCACGTCGACCGCTTCCCGCAGCAGGGCGTCACTCGCGGCGATCTGGTGCTGGCGCTGCGCCCCGACCCGTATGCCCAGAGCCGCAACGACACCGGGCCGTACTGGAAGCAGCGCATCGCCGAGGCTGTCGACCGCGCGCTGCGCTGGCAGCTGATCGAGACGCTGACCGGCACCCCGTCCGGCAGCCGCTATATCCCGAGCGTCAACGACGCCGCCCAGGCCCGGCTGCTGGCTGCAGCCGAGATCAACGACGCCGACTGACGTCGTAACCCACCACAACCACGAAAGGGGCACTCGCCCATGAGCGTTAACCTCGACAAGACCCTGCTCATCGCCGCCGCGCAGGAGGCGCTGGACGGCCACGACAAGGCTGATGTGATCTATCAGCGCGACGTCGCGGCCTACCGCGCCGAGCGGGCCAAGAAGAACGACCGTCTGCCGGGGATGCGTGCTCTCCGTGACGAGTTGAGCGCGTTGATCAAGGCCAAGCGCCAGCCCACCGAGGAGGACGCGAAGCGGTTCAAGTCGCTCGCGGGCTGCGACTATCTGTCGAACTTCCACGTCACCGAGGTCACCGACTACGACGTGCGCAACAACGTCAAGAAGCCGCCGAACTGGCTGCCGGAGGGTCGGCGCGCGTCGTACCAGGGTCTGATCAAGATGCTCAACGCGCACGTCGAGCCGACAATCACCGCCAACCAGTTGAAGCTGTTCGGCTACACCGACCTCGAAGCCCTGTTCCGCGCGGCCGCGCAGTCGGGCGCGCTGAGGTGAGGCGGGAGCGCCCGACGTGGGTCGTCACCGGGTCTGACCCGACCCCTGACGGCTACCACGATGAAATGCTCTACGAGGGAAAGTCCTGGTGGGGCGCGTTGCGCGCCATCTGGGCCGGGCGTCGCAACGGCCTCAAGATGGACGTGACGTACCGCTAGACTTTCCCGCCGTCGTCGGGTAGGTTGAGGGGCGTTGGTCACCCGCACCAGCGCCCCTCAGCCTCAGCCTCAGTCTCATCTCCACTCTCAGATCGGAACTCCATGACCACCACCGCTCCCCGCGAACTGCGCTACTACCAGCGCGACGCGGTTGACGCCGTAGAGCGTCGCTGGGCTGACGGGAAGCGCCGCGTTGGCGTCGTGCTCCCGACCGGCACAGGCAAGTCCACCGTCATCGGCGAGACCGCCCGCCGCGCCCTCGATCGCGGCCAGCGCGTCGTCGCCCTCGCCCACCGGGGCGAACTGCTCGACCAGATGCGCCGCGACTTCATCGCCGTCGCCCCCGACCTCGCCGACCGCACCGGCATCGTGCGCGCCGAGACCGACGACAGCCACGCCGACATCGTGTTCGCGACGCTGCAGACGCTGGCGACCGCGCACCGCCGCGAGGCGCTGGGCGAGCGGCACGTCATCCTGTGGGACGAGGTGCACCACGCCGGTGCCGAAGGCTTCCACACGACCTTCCGCGAGCTTGGTGGCTACGACGCCGCCCTGATGGCCGGGTTCACCGCCACGATGAGCCGCGACGAGCGCGGGGTCATCGGCCTCGGCGACGTCATCGAGTGCATCGCCTACGAGAAGGACATCGCCTGGGCGATCCGCAAGGGTTACCTGGTCAAGCCGCACGGCCTCACCGTCAAGGTCAAGGGTCTCGACGCGCTCGATGACGTGCGCAGCGTCGCGGGCGACTTCCACCAGGGTGAGCTTGCCGAGGTGATGGAGGCGGCAACGGAGTACGTCGTTGACGCGATCAAGCTGCACGCCGCCGACCGCACCCCGATCGTGTTCGCCGCGTCGGTCGACGCCGCCCACCACATCGCCGAGAGCCTGACCGCCGCCGACTTCCCGGCAGTCGCGGTCACCGGCGCGATCACCTACGAGGACCGCAAGCCGCTCTACGCCGCGTTCCGCTCGGGTGAGGTCAAGGCGCTGGTCACCGTCCAGGTGCTCACCGAGGGTGCCGACTTCCCGATGTGCGACACCGTGGTGCTGGCGCGCCCGACCCGCAGCCGCAATCTGTACTCGCAGATGGTGGGCCGGTCGCTGCGCCTGCACCCCGGCAAGACCGACGCGCTGGTGCTCGACCTGGCCGGGTCGGCGCGCACGATGAAGCTGGTCAACCTCACGCAGCTGCTGCCCGGTGCCGACGTCACGACCGTGGACGAGAGCGGCATGGAGGTGCTGGACGCGCCGGTGCCCGACGCGCTCGACGGCGACCCCGATATGGGCGACACCGTGGCGAAGATCGTGCGCCAGGGTCCGGTCGACATGGTGACGATCGACCTGCTCGCCAACGACACCACGCTGTGGCTCGAAACGCCGAAGGGCGTGCCGTTCATCAGCCTCATGGGCGGGCATGAGGTCGTGTTCGTCTGGCCGAAGGACGGCGTGCGTCCGGTCGGCGACGAGCGCACCACCTGGGCCGTCGGCCAGATCAACCACCGCACCCGCGTCGGTGGCTGGGTGACCGGCTCGGGCCGCTACGCCGTCGATGAGCCGGAGTACGTCGACCTGCCCGAGGCGCTGGAAGCCGCTGAGGTCTGGATCGTGGAGAGCGACCAGCACCTGCCCGACCGCAAGGCGTCGTGGCGGCGCAACCAGGCTCCCTCGGAGGCGCAGCAGAACTACGCGCGCCAGCTGGGCATCGTCGGGTTCGCCGATATGACGAAGGCCCGGCTGAGCGACGAGATCAGCATCAAGCTCGCCGCCCGCGTGCTCGACGCCGGGATCGAGGACCGGTGACCGGCAACCCGCCGCCCGGTCTCGACGCCACGATCCAGGAGGCGCGCGACTGGCTTGAGACGGTCATGTACGACGCCGACGGCGGCGAGTGCCCGGCCTGCACGCAGCGCGTGAAGGTCTACCGGCGCTCGATCCACGCCGCCGAGGCCCGCGCGCTGATCCTGGCCGTGCGTGCGCACGACCGCGAGTGGTTCCACGCTCCGACCTTCGCCGACGTCGCGCAGTGCGGCGGCAGCTGGGCCATGCTGCGGCGCTGGGCGCTGATCGAGGAGGACAACGTGCCCCGCGCCGACGGTGGCCGGGCCGGTCACTGGCGCGTGACCGAGCGCGGTGTCCAGTTCGCGCAGCGTCGGCTGTCGGTGCCGAAGTACGCGCTGATCTACGACAACCACCTGCTCGGCCATGAGGGCGACGACGTGCTGATCACCGACGCGCTCGGCGATCGGTTCGACTACCACGAACTGATGAGCCGCTGATGGCGAACAAACGCGCAGCCGAGCGCGACATCGCTCGGGAGTTCCCGGCCCGCACGCAGCCCGATGGCCGGGTCTACCGGCGCACCGGGCCGGGCGACCAGGACGGCTGGACGTCGGACCCCCGCTTCGCGCACCCGTCCTATTTCGCCCCAGGAGCGCCTGAGCCGCTTCCGGCGGCACAAGACCCCGCCGACAGCCCGATCGTCAGCGAGGCGGGCAGCGAGCCGCCCGCAATCGACACCACAACCACCGATGAGGAGACCACCGTGACGGCAATTGATGAGGACGGCACCCTGCAGGGTCGCCAGACCGAGTGGGAGGGCTACCCGCTGCCGCCGGAGCCGCCCCGCTTCAAGCCGAAGTTCAACGGCTGGAAGCAGTACCTGCTGCCCGCCCTCACGACGGGTCGGCCCACCGGGTTCACCCGCGCGACGACGGTGGCCGACACCCTGGACGACACCGCCGGGCTGAGCAAGTGGAAGCGCCGCGAGACCGCCAAGCGCATCTTCTCGCTGATGCAGATGAACCCCACCGATCGGCTCAGCCCGCGCTTCGGCGTCACTGTCGCTGAGGCGTTGGAGGCCTTCAACGCGGCGCTGAGCGCACCGACGGTCGGCGAACTGGACAAGGCGCTCGACACGATCGACAACCTCATGGGCGGCAAGGACAGTGCCGAATTGGGCACCGCCGTGCACGCCTGGCTAGAAGCGATCGACCTCGGGCAGGTCACCTACCAGGACGTTCCCGAGATGTTCCGCCCCTACGTCGACCGGTACCAGTCGATCCTCGCCAGCTTCGGGCTGATCGCGGTGCCCGAGTACGTCGAGCGCATCGTGATGAACGACCTGGGCGAGGAGACCGTCACCGGCCAGATCGACCGCATGTACCGGATTGCCAGCACTGGCGATCTCATCCTCGGCGACGTCAAAACGAGCAAGACGCTGCAGTATTCGTGGCTGAGCTACGCGGTGCAGCTGGCCGTCTACGGCTGGGCACCGTGGATTCTCAACCTCGACGGCAAGGGCTGGTCGCCGATGCCGAAGCTCTACGGCGTGCCGCACGCCAGCGACGCTGAGGTTTTCGGCGAGGACGGCGACCCCCGCCCCGCGTTCGCGGTGCTCATGCACATTCCGAGCGACCAGCCGGAGCGCGGCCAGGCCGTGACGATGGACCTGACCTGGGGCGCGGAGACCATGATCACCTCGATTGAGACCCGCGACCGGCGCAAGGCCGCGAAGAACGGGAAGGCCGTGGCGGGGCTGCACGCGCTGCCGTCGCCGACCGACGCCGGGCTGCGCCTGGCGAAGGCCCGCATCGAGTTGACCCGCATCACCTCGGCTGCCGACGGGCAGGCGATCTATGAGGCTTACCAGGACGTTTGGGACGACGACCTGGGAGAGTTCGCGGCGCACGTCGCGGACGCGATTTAGTCCCACCCATCCAGCGCCAGACTCAGTTCCAGCGCCAACCCGAAAGGACCACTCACCGTGGCCGGTTCACCGTTCGACAAGGGCAGCAAGACTGCCACCGCCCCCGCCGCCAAGGCCACCGCTCCGGCGGCTCGCGCCAAGGCTGACGCTGCGTCGCTGCCCGACGCGACCCCGATGGGCGGTGACAAGCCCATCGCCAAGAAGGGTGCCTCGCCGTTCGACGCGCCCGCCGCCCCGGCTGGCGTCGCGGGGTACAAGCCGCTGCACTTCCTCAACCAGCTGGTGCTGATGCACACGACCGAGCACGGCTCGATGAAGACGGCCTACTCGACCGTCGAGAAGCCGCTGCAGGAGTTCGTCAAGGTCGACCTCATCCCGCTCACGCTGCCCGAGGAGTTCGGCTTCACCAACAAGTTCGGCGAGTACGAGGCGTGCGAGCCGTTCGAGGTCGGCGATCGCCTCGATGACCTGATGTTCTTCAACGGGCCGCTGGTCCGTGAGGGCAAGCGGATGCTCGACCGCGACATCAGCTGGGTGCTCGGGCGCATCGTGAAGGGCGAGCGCCGCCCCAACCAGGATGCGCCGGTCATGCTGGTGCCCGCCACCGAGGAGGACCAGGCCATCTACAACGAGTGGCGCGCCGCCGCTCAGGCCGGGTAACCGCCAGCGCGGCTGAGCAAAACGGAGCCGGTACCTCCCCCGCGAGGTACCGGCTCCTTTGCGTTTCCCACCACAACCACGCGATAGGTCCACCGCGCCGCCCAGATTACGCCGCCAAGGCCTCGCCTCGCGACACGATGCCTTCGAGACGGGTCGTGGCGAGCCGTTCGAGGTGCGTCACGCCGTGCTCGTAGTACGTCTGACCAGTGCCGGGGCACTGCGTCTTGTGATAGCTGACGTGCGGGCCGGTGCCCTTGGCGACGAACATGCCGCCGCGCAGGATCGCGCGCCCGGCGTTGATGGCCTCCCACAGGTTTGGGGTCGGCACCAGCAACTCGCCGATCTGCTCCAAGATCGAGTCGCGCCCGGTGAACCGCGAGAAGACCATGTTGAAGATCGCCCGCGCCATCTCCTTCGAGCCGTCGTCGGTCCAGTCGGTGTAGATGTCGCCCGGCGCGGCCAGGTGCAACATGCCAGGCTCGCTGGCCGTCTCATGCACCGGGTCAAGGCCGCTGCCACCAGGGTCCACGTTGCCCGCGAACGCGCCGGAGGGGCGCATCGGGTTGCCGAAGGTGACGCCGCCGACCAGCCGCACCGGCGCAGCGCCGCTGGGCCGCACGATCTTCCCGGCGCGAATGTCGTTGCGCGCCCGGCCACCGCAGATCGACCCCTGCGAGTAGTCCACCATCGCCACGTCTCCCGGCACGATGTCGGGCAGCCCGAGGAACCGCAGAATCTCGCGGTAGCCCTGCTCAGCGGACTTGTTCATCGGCACCGCCGTCGCCGGGTAGTTGCCGGTCGGCTGCCACCAGTACAGGTGCAGCAGGCGGCGCGCGATGTCGGCGGGGTAGCCGATCCCGAACGGGTCAGGCTGGCCGGAGCCGTGCGTGGTGATCAGCGTGACGAGCAGGCCCAGCATGTGCAGGTCGTGATCGCTGACGACGCCGGTCGGGGTCTGACCGGTGCGGCGCTGGTACTCGACCTGCACGGCCTCCTCGTCGTAACCGAAGTACCCGTCGATGCCCAGCGGCGAGCCGTTGCGGTTGAGGGCGTACCCGCCGAACCGCAGCCGCATCATCGCCGCCCAGGCGGCGGGCATCAGCCCTGACGAGCCGAGTGCGAGCGTCACTTGCGGAGCGCGCTCAGAGCCTGGAACAGATCGACCGCGCTGCCCAGGCCTTCGCTGGCAGGCTTGCCGCCGGGGATGAACGCCGTCAGCCCGCCGAGCGCGTCGATCGCCGAGACGATGTTGCCCTGCGCCTTCTGCGCGGCGTCGTTGATCACGGTGTCCAGCTGATTGCGCACCTCGGCCACGTTTTCGAGGCTGATGGGCGGCGGTGCGGTCACGATCACCGGGTCAGGCGCGGGGTCGAAGGTGCCGTTGTTGATCTGCTTCTTGGTGCGGAAGGCGGCGACCGCCGTGCCGACGGCGGCGACGAAAGCCGTGCCGGTCGTGGACACCTGGCCCAGGCTGGCAGCCTGCTCGCCGGTGATCATGCCCAGCGCCGACGCCAGGCCGACGAGACCGGCCACGGCGGTGACGGCGGCGTAGAACTTCTGCGCGAGCGGAGCCTTCGGGTCGGCGGGTCCGGCAGTGGCGGTGTAGATCGGGCTGGTCGTCATTTCTTCTGGGCCTCTCGGAGTGCGGCGACGATGAACTCGGGGTGGTTGGCCTTGATCTCGTCAAGGACGTCGTTGGCCTGCTTGATCGCTGCCGGAGTCTTGACGCGACCGCCACCGGCGGCGGTGCGCACGATGCGGAAGATCGAGTCGGCGTCGCCGTAGAGCTTCGCCTGCTTCTCGACATACGGCTCATGCGGGCCGTGGGCGTCCTGCGCCGCGATCATCACCGGGATTGGAACGTCCGGCTCGTCGGGGTCCGCGTAGATCGACAGCGACGGCACTTTCAGGGTCATCAGTTCCTCCCAAGGATCGAGCGGGGCGACGTTGGCCGGGTCGAGCAGGTTGGCGTTCTCAGCCAGCGCCCGGTTGTAGATGGCGATGCGGTCTTCGATGCCGTTGGCGCGCCCGGTCTTCGGGTTGGTCCCGTTGACAGCGCGACTGCCCATTTCGATGTTGCGCGCGTCGCCGTAGGTGTTCATGGGGCGCTGCGTGGTCCAGTACCAGGTCACCCCGAGGAAGGCGTACTCGTCGTCATCGAGCCGGTCAGGGTGCACCACGAAGAAGTCGCGGGTCGGCACGTAGCCGTGCTCAAAAGCCCAGCCGCTCATGGCCGCGTAGTTATTTTTGCCTGTGACCTGGATAAACGAGCGTCCCTTGTAGAGCCGCCCGTCACCGTCGACCTGCGGGGTGTTGCCCAGATCGGTGCGGGTGTCGTAGGCGTCGCCGCTGGCGATCTCCTCGGTGTAGAACAGACCGCCCGACTCATGGAACACCTGCGCGAACCACATCGCCCGCCGGTCGATGGTGTTGCACTCGCAGGCGTGCAGGCACTCGATCAGCCGAGGCAGCAGCGCCGCATACCGGGCCACCGTGACGCGATCGGGGCGACCGGCGATGCGCCACAGCACCTCGCCGGTCAGGCCCGACGTCGGCGGGATCGGGTTGGCCGGAGCCGCCGGAGCCTGAGCAGTGCCCCCGCCGCGAGGCACGCCGCCGCGCCGGTAGGTCGAGAAGCCGTCAGCGCGAATCTTGCGCTGGATGAAGCTGTCGACGCGCTTGGCAGCGTCACCGCCGCAGCAGGTGTCGTAGCCCATCTGGAAGTGCATCGAGTCAATGAACGAGGTCCAGTCGTTGCCCCAATAGACCATGCCCTCGTAGAAGGCCAGCAGGCGGCGCATCTCGGGTACCTGTGACCCGTTGATCAGCACCGAGCCGTTCCAGCCGCCGTCCTTGACCTCGACCGGGTGATCCGACCAGTTCCAGTCGACGGCGGTCGCACCCTTGTGGTTCGAGGTGTAGACGCTGTTGTTCTCGGTCCAGCTGCCCTCGTCGGTGTAGCCGCGAGCGTTGTTGGCCGGTTCGATGAACTCGTTGACGTCGCGGAAGAAGGCCTGCAGGATCGCGTGGGGCTGGCCCTTGCGGATCGGCAGAGACAAGGGCGTGCCGGGAATCGTCAGCCGCTCAGTGTCGGACAGGTCGCACTCCGGCCACCCGTTCTCCAACCGCATTCCCAGTGCCACCAGCACAGGTTATCAGCGTGGGGTGCGCGGGCTAGACTTTCACGCCGTCGTCGGGTAACTTTGGTCGTGTTGAGGCGGGAACGACCCGCCGGGAGAGGACGAAATGGGTACCCCGAACTTCGCGAACATCGCCCCGATCGCACGCAGCACCTTCGCCGCGACCGACAGCCTTGCGACCGACCCGCAGCTGGGCTTCATCGACAGCCTGGTCACCGAGCGCGAGTGGGCCAACACCGGTCTCGCCGCCAGCTGGGTGCGTCGCATCGCCTCGATCGCGATCACGCTGCGCATCGCCGCCGAGGTCACCTCCGGCACCGACGAGGGGCGCAAGGTCGCCGACCACATCGACATCGTGCTCGATGACGACACCGACCGCTTCACCACCTTCCACCAGCTGATGCAGTACAACTTCGACGCCGCCGTGGCCGACGAGCGCGACCCGATGGACAGCAAGCCGCTCACCAAGGCGGGCGCGTCGGCGCTGATCGACGTGCTCTCCAAGCTGGGCAAAAAGGCCTCCGCCCCCGCCGCCGCGCCGGTCGCCGACACCAACGGCTGGGTCAGCGCCGACGTCGTGCCCGCCGGGCGCTACGCGGTCGAGACCGAGGACGGCGCGACCAACGGCCTGGCCTTCTACAAGGTCGACCGCCCCACCGAGGGTCGCTGGGCCGGGTACACCTTCGTCAAGCTGATGGTCAGCGACGACGAGCAGCGGCTGCCGATCAAGACGCAGCAGGCGGTGCTCCGCAAGATCGCCGCCGCCGGTGCTGCCGCCGCGTCGGCCCGCTACGGCCAGGAGATCGGCACCTGCGGCGTCTGCAGCCGCACCCTCACCAACGACGACAGTCGGGCATACGGCATCGGGCCGGACTGCCGCAAGAAGCTGGGGTGGTGACCACCGCAGCCTCAGCGATCACGGAGACCCCCGACCTGTTCACGCAGGTCGGGGGTCGATCCAACTCTACGAACAGGATGACGACATGAACCCCGAGACCTACACCACCGGCCTCGGTGAAGCGATCGCCGCTCACCGGGCCTACATGGGCCTGAGCCAGCGCGGCATGGCCCGGCGGCTGGGCACCGACCGCCGCGACTACCAGCGCATCGAGCAGGGCCGCGACGCCTGCCCTCCCGGCTTCCTCGACAAGGTGACCACGCTGGTCGACCACTTCGACAACGCCGTGGACTCGTTGATCGAGCACGCCCGCGAGCGCGGCGGCGCGGAGTTCGAGGTCCGGCGCGAGGCGGAGGCGGAGTGGGAGCGCAACATCGCCTACCGGGCGCTGGTGCTCGGCTCGGCCAGCGATGCACCGGTGTCGATTACCCTGACCGTTGTCGGGGAACTCGAACGGGAGGCCAGCTGATGCCCGCCACACGCAAGGTGCCCCGGTACCTCAGCCACTCCGAGGTCGCCAAGCGGATCGGCGTGAAGTCGCGCCGCTCGGTCAGCCTGCAGGAACTGCCCCCGCACGACGTCGAGGTGGGCACGCACAAGGGCTGGAAGCCGGAGACGATCGACGCCTGGCACGCCGAGCGCCCCGGTCGCGGCTTCCACGGCAGCAGGCACCAGCAGTGACCCCGTATCAGCTGCAGCTGCTGGCCGCGCTGCTCAGGCACCCCGACAAGACGATCGTGGTCTACAGCGCCACGCCCGGCGACTCCAAGAGCAGGCCGCGATGAACGTCCGGCTCCTGTTCGCGGGCATCCTGACGCTCATCGCCGGGGTGATCAGCACCGCGCCGAACACCTGGGTGGTCGCGCTCGTCGGCGGCTGCATGATCGGCGTGGCGCTCTACCGGGATCAGATCGCCCTGGCTGCGCTCCGTGCGCGCCAGGATGCCCCGGTGGCACAACCGGCCACCGCAGAGCGGATCACCCGCGAGCGTTGGCGCGAGACACGCGAACGACGCCGCTAGGCCGCTTCCAGGTAGTTGAGCGACGGGCTGAACAGGCGGCTGCCGGTCAGTTCCTTCGCGCCCTGCATCCACATGGCGACGCTGCGGTTGGCGCTGCCCTTCGCCGCCGTCGCCGCCGCGTCGTTCCACTCGCCGACCGGATCGCCGTTCTTGACCAGGGTGTGCAGGTTGCCGGTCTGGATCAGGCGGCAGGTGTCGCTCGGGCCGAAGCTGGTCAGGTTCGGCTTGACCAGCACCTCGGCTCCGGCGACCCGGCGCACGATCGAGACCTGGCTGTTGCGGAAGTCCATGCCGACGCCGCGCGCCCCGCTGTTGTCGTTGGCGTAGCGCCGGTAGACCTGAGTGACGTAGTTCGGCGAGCCGACCTCGGCAATCTGGACTTCGAGGTGGCCGTCGTCGCCCGGCAGCAGGTCGGGGTGACGCATCCGGCTGACCTGCTTGTTGAGGCTCATCAGGCCGTCGGGGATCATCATCTTCGCCGCGTTGCCGACGACGCCGATCAGGAAGCAGATGCCCTCGAAGATGCCGCCGGTCGGCTTGAACTCGCCGCAGGTGATCGTGCCGATGACGTTGCCGAAGGCGTCGACCACGAAGTTGAGCGGATCGAGGATATTGCCCTCGACGTCGGGGAACAGGCCGATCAGGCGACCGATCTCGCCGACGATGGGAATCTGGCCGATGATCGACTCGATGTCGATGTCGCCCCGCAGCCAGTCGGCGAGGAACCCGCCGATGATCGGGATGCCGTTGACCAGACCGATCAGGCCGTCCGGCGCGGCGGTGCCGCCCCACAGCCCGCAGTAGGCGTCGGCGAGGTTCTGCCCGGTCTGGGCGACCAGCTTGCCGCTGCCGTTTAGACCACCCTCGACAAACGCTACGGTGCTGCCGACCACGTTGCCCAGGCCGTCCGTCAGCACGCCGGTCACGTCGGTGCAGAGCGCACCGAGGTCGCCGCTGCGAAGCTCGTTGATCCACCGCTGCAGCGGGCCGTCGGGGTCGAACCCATCGCTGATCATCGCCTTCGACCAGTAGAGGGTCGAGCCGATGCGAATCTGCTTGAAGTCGGTCGTGCCGACCTTGATGGCGGTGACCGGCTTGCCGCCGGGGAGGATCAGCTGAGGCATCAGTACAGCCAGTAGGCGACGTTCGGGTTCACGTTCGCGCCCAGCTGCTGATAGGCGGCGGTGCTGATCGGCACGATGTCGAGCGTGATCTTGTTACCGGCGGTGTCGTGGGCCGTCACAACCCCCGTCCCAGCCTGGTCGGCGGTGACCGCGTTGTCGGCCAGCGCGCTGGTGCCGACCGACTTGGCCTCGTAGTTCGCCGCGCCGACGCCGCCCTGAGCGATGCGCGTCTTGTCCACTGCCCCTGGCGCGATCTTGTCCTTCGTCGCCGCGCCGTCGTGCAGCTTTTCCTCGGTGATCGTGCCGTCAGGCGGGATGCCGGGCGCGAGTGCCCGCACCTCCTCCTGCATCTCGTCATCGAGCTTGGAGCCGACGGGCCGCGACGTGTCGATCATGACGTTGCCGATAGCCATACCGGTCAGGGTAGCTGGTGAATCAGGCTCCGGCGTTGACCGCCGACATGAAGGCGTCGAACGAGGCTTCCACCTCGTCGTCGCCGAATCCGGCAGGGACGGGCTGGTACCCGTCGCCGTTGATCACCGTGGCCGTCGGGTCGGGCGCGTACAGCTTGTCGTAGAACGCGCCGATCCGGCTCTTGGCCTCGATCTCCTTCTTGGCACCGTGGACCGCCGATTCGAGGCCCATCTGCTCGATCACGTCGAGCACGGCGTGCATCGACGGCATCATCATCGGGTTCGCGAAGCCCTTGTCGGCCAGGCGTAGTCGCAGCCCTCGCCAGTTGTGCGCGGCCATCAATGCGAGGTTGATGACCGCCGTGTAGGGCGGGCGGTACCCGCCGTCGCGATCGCCCGGCTGACGCGCAGCATCGAGTCCGGCGGCATGTCCAGATCGGGGTCGGTCATCCGCGCCAGAATCTCCTCGAACTCACCCGGCTTGAGGTGGTTGAGGATGAACAGGTCGAGGTAGTCCAGGCGCGCCCGGTCGCTCACCTTCGAGTTGGCCGCGCTGCTCAGCGCCGGGATCGCGTTGGGCAGCGGGCGGCGGGCGTGGATGATGCCGACGCCCGGCACGTCGATCTCGCGGAACGGGCCGTCGTTCGGTGGCGCAGCGTCGCCATCGTTTTCGCAGTCGACGTACCCGGCAGGCGGCTCAAAGGCCATAGGTCAAACTCCGAGGCATGGCCTCAGATTACCGGCACCGCGAACAGATCGAGGCGCGTCGCGCCGCTGACGTAGCTCGATTCGCTGCCGTTACTGCCGCCGTCGATGGTGTTGGTCTCGTACTGCTCGGTCTTGAACCGGACCTCGACCTGGGCGGTGATCGTCTCCCCCGGTGCCAGCCGCAGCCAGCCCGCGCGCTCCGGCGCGAGCGGGAACGTCACGCTCTGCATCCGCTCCTCGATCACGCCGAACTGCGTGCCGATCGCCAGTGTGCCGCTGCGCCCGAGGTCGCCGCCGACGCCGAAGCGACTGGCGACCGTGAGCGGCCCGGCGTCCACGATCGACTTCGCGTAGCCGCTGCTGACCTCGATGTACCCGCGCGACCGCGCCTGCAGCGTCACCCGAGCGCCGCCGCGCGTGATCAGGCCATAGACCCACTGGGCCACTGGCGACATATTCGTCCACGGCAGGCGGAGGCTGTGCAGCAGGTCGTTCTTGTTGATGCCGCCGGTGACGGCGTAGCTGGCCGTCTTCGAGGACGCTTCGATGCCGCGCACCTGCCGCCACTGCATCCACGGCTGAGGGCAGATCGCCCCGTCAGGGTCGATGTAGAAGTGGTCGCTATTGACCAGGGACTCTGGCGACGTCATAGCGACCCCACCGGCCAGCCGAAGGCGATGAGCCGGGTCCAGTAGGCGTAGGCCTCCCAGCGCGGCTCGATCTCGCTGTCGGACCCCGGCGACACCCAGGTGCCCGGCGTCTGGACCGAGGCCCGGTAGCGGAAGTGGAAGCCCTGGCCGTTGGGCACCCGGCCCAGCGGCACCCACACCTGCGAGTCGTCGCACTCCAAGAAGTACCGGGCGAACTGAATGTCGTTGCTCGCCACTGACGCCCGGTCGATCTGCAGCCGACCGCCGAAGCTGTCGTTGACGCCGCCGGGGTAGTCGGCGCTGGGCGACTTGCCGACGCGGGAAGACCAGGCGTCGTGGATCACCACGGTGCTCGGCGACTGGGCGATGATCGTGCGCGGCGCGCGGTGCAGCAGCACGAACACGACCGTCTCGCCGTCGCTGTCGTTGTGCCAGGTGAGGTCGCCGTCGATCATCGTCACCGGGTCGGGGCTGAGCTTGATCTCGCCGTCGCGGCTGGACTCAAGGAACTGCTCGTTGAGCACGCGCGGCAGCCAGCCCCGACGCACGCCGAGACCGTTGACGTTGCTAAGCATGTACTCCGACGTGCAGAGCTTGAGGCTGGGCATCAGTTCATGTTCCAGCCCGACCAGCCCGCCCCGGCCTGCCAGATGCGGTGCGCCCGCACCGGCGACCAGCCGCCCACGACGTCCTGGAAGATCACCACTCCCGGTGCGTCGGTCGGCGGGGGAGTGTCTTCGTAGTTGCGCACGACCGACACTTCGAGCCGGACCATGCCGGTGTTGCCGGGCACGTTGTAGGTGTTCGGGTCGGGCGCGTCGCCATTCAGGAACTCGCCCGCGATCCAGTAGACGCCTGGCTCGGTGATGTCATCGAAGTCGACCGGCCCGTTGATCCACTCCGGCTCATACGGGCGCGACTTCGCTGCCGAGGCCACACGCTTGAGGCTGGTCAGCCAGCGCGGCTCTGCCATTGGAATCCTCCTAGACGACGGTCGCGCTCGGGCCGGGGAACACATGCGCGGCGATGCGAGCGTACCCAAGCTCGGCTTCGTGGCCGGGCGCGTTCTTGTTGGCGTTGTTGCTGAACGGCGGCGGGGTCCAGACGTAGGCCCGGTAGGCGAGGTTGAGGCGTTGGCCCGGCTCCAACGGCCCGACCCACTCGTCCACGGTGTTCGTACCCCACCAGTGCCAGAACTTGCCGGGGTTCGGCTCGGCGACGGTGTTGGTGCCGACATCGCTGGCACTGCCACACCGCCCGTTGTGAATGTCGGTCACCTCGGGCACCGCCGCGTCGGCGTCGATCGCCGTGGCCCAGCGGTCGCGGAACTCGACGGCGTTCGGGTTCGACGTCACCCACCGCTTGTACCGGCGGGTGATCTGCACTCGGACCATGTGCGGCACCGGCGTGTCGTTGAGCCAGCTGCCCTTCCAGTCGACCAGCAGCCGTGCCGTTTCCAGCTGCTCAGTCGCCAGCAGCTTGGTCGTGTCGGCCCGGCTGGGCGCGATCTCGTCCAGCACGTTGCGCGGCACCGCCCACGCCGCCATGTTGAGCTTGCCGTCAGTGCCGACGCTCAGGTGCTCGCCGAGGCAGACCTTCGTCGTCACCGGGTCACGCCTCGACCACAGTCCAGGTGATCACCGGCGCGGTCACCAGATCGACCGACCGCACGAAGGCGTTGCCCTGGTTGGCCTCGCGGGTCAGTGCCAGCTGCTCACGCGCCGTGGCCTCGTCGGGGTAGACCTGCACGGTGTACTGCCACCACTCGGGGTGCGCCTCGATCAACGCCAGCACGTCCTGGTACCAGCCCGCCATCACGGCGTTCCACGCGGCGAAGTCGACACCCTGCTGAGCTTCGGCTTCGGCCACCTGCTCCTCGGTCATGCCGGTGTAGTCGATCGGCGCGGGCGCGGGAATCTGCTCGGGCATCTCGCCGTCGGGGATGATCGGCACCTCCTGGCGCACGCCCCACTGGATCGCATCGGGCTGAGTCATGGTGTCTCCTACGCTGCCAGGCCGGTGAAGCCGAGGGTGATGCCGGTGAGGCGGATGATGTCGCCGTTGATGCCGCCCTTGGACACCGACGCCTGCGCCGTCCAGAGGCAGTTGCCGCCGGTCAGCGCGTCCCAGAGCGAGCCGTGGGTGATCGTCTCGGTGGCGTTGAGGGTCAGTTCGGGAGTGCCGGTCATCAGGATCAGACCCGACGCCGCAGCGGCCCAGGTGGTCGCGAGCCGGGTCGCTTGGGCGCTGGCGTTGGCCGCGCCGGTCGCGCCGGGGTCGCCGATGTGAGCCTTGAAGTAGACCGTCGAGGGTGGGGTGTACGTGATGCCGGATCGAAAGGTGTGATCCAACAGCTTGTTCACCAGATATGCGGTAGGTCCGACGGCCATGCCGCGAGTCTAACCTTGGCCCGCGCGGAACCAGACCTGACCGCGCGCTCCCGCGCCGCCTACGTTGGCTCCGAACCCGCCGCCCGCGCCGCCACCGCCGGGTGCGCGACCCGCGTTGCCGAGCGCGGTCTGGCTCGCGCCTCCGGCATACGACACGCCCTGAAAGGTGTACGCCGCCACGCCCTCGCCGGTCGGGTTGGTCAAACCCATGTTGCCGCTGCCGCCGTTGGCGAGCAGTGTCGCCACCTGCAGGCCGGGGAACACGTAGGTCTGCCCACCGTCGCCGCCGTTGCCGGTGCCGCCTGCACCGACCGTGACCTGCATGACGGTCTGTGACCAGGGAATATCGTCACCCCGGTAGTACCGCTGGGCATTCCACTCACCGGCCCGGCCACCAGAGCCGTTGCCCCAGACGATGCCGGTGCCCGCCTCGCCGCCGCCGAGCACAATCACGTCGATCCACTCCGCCCAGCGGGGGATCGTGTAGTTGCCCGAGGCGGCGACGATGGTCGTCGCAGCGGCGGTCGGTCGGAAGCCGAAGCTCGCGGTCTCGTAACTTGTGCCGCGACTGGCCGTGAACGGCGACATGTTGCTGATGCTGTTGAGGCCGATCGCGCCGACGCCGTACCCGAGGTAGGCATATGCGCCGGTCGACGGGTCGAACACGATCGGCCCGACCGACGTCAGGTCCATCAGCTGGACCCGTATCAGTTCCAACGCCGCAGTCGCCGTGGCCGTCTCGGCGAACGCCAGCGTCACCAGACGTTCCAGGCCCAGCGTCGCGGTCGCCCCGGCGGTGCGGGTCAGCGCCAGCACGCCGACCCGCGTCAGCGCCAGCACCTCGGTTCCGGTGGCCTGGCTGGTCGCCAGCGCCGTTTGCATGACCTTGACGAGGGCGAGTGCCTGCGAGGCCGGTGCCGTGCGGCTCAGGGCCAGCATGGCGATCTTCTGCAGTGCGACTGCGCCGGTGGGGTCGGCGGTGTCGCTCAGAGCCAGCATGGCGATCTTGCGCAGCGTCATCGACTGGCTCGCCGCCGCCAGCCGCGTCAGTGCCAGCTTCTTGATCGCCTGCAGCGCCAGTGCCTGTGTCGCGTTGGCCGTCTCGCGGGTGTCGAGGGTGAGCACCGCCCACCACCCGATCTCCGGCTCCGGCTCGACGTCGGCAGGCGGAGTGGTCGAGTCGAACCAGCCCGGCACCAGCACTTCGGGCAGCCGGGGCGGTGCCTCGAACCACCCGGCCATTACGTGCTCCGCGCCGTGACCCAGCCGCCGCCGCGCGCACCAGCGCCGCCCGCCCAGGCCACCGTGTAGAAGCCGCCAGCGCCGCCCGCACCCGATCCACCAGGCGCACTGCCCGGCTGGCCGTTCTGCGCCGACGAACTCACGCCGCCCTGACCGCCGTTGTAGGTCTTCCCCTGGTAGGTCAGCGCGGCCGGGTTGGGGGTGCGACCCTGCGCGTCGTTGGTGTTGTAGCCGTCGCGGGCCACGCCGCCCGGCGCGGTCAGTGCCGCCTTGCCGCTGGTGATCGCGCGTCGAACCGTCGCACCGCCGGAGCCGCCGTTGGCCTCGCGCCCGCCGCCGGTGCCGCCCGCGCCGATGTCGAGGTAGATGCGGGTCGCGTTGGCCGGGAAGTCGACCCCGCGCACCAGCGTCTCGGTACGCCACTCGCCGGGCAGGCCCGCGAGGCCGTGGAAGCTGGTGCCGCCGGAGCCGCCGTGACCGCCGCCCGCGCCGCTGATCAGCACGATGTCGAGATACTTGGCCCAGGTGGGAATGTCGTAGGGCTGGTTGAGTCCCGGCGTGGCGAACTCGGTCGTGCGCGGCGCATAGAACGGCGGCGCGACGTCGCCGGTCATGATGCCGACCGCGACCCACGGAATGTCGCCAGCCCAGGTGAGGCCGCTGAGGTTGTACGCGCCGCCGACCGCCGGGGCGGAGCCGGGCCGGGTCGCGCTCGGACGGCGCACCGGCTGGCTGGTGTCCGACGGCAGCCATCCGGCCCACTTCGCCACGACGTCCATCGAACCGGTGCCGGTGATGCGGAACGCGAAGCCCAGCACGTCGCCGTGCGCGACGGTCTCGCGCAGCGCCTCATCGAACGCATACCGCACCGAGCGCCAGGTGCTCGCCAGCAGCGGCAGCAGGTCATAGCTGATGTGCTTGCAGATGACCTGCGTCTTGGCCTCGTTGACGCGGTAGACGTCGATGTAAACGGCAGTGACGCTGCCGGTGACGCGCCCGAAGAAGTTGACCACGCCGCGCGTGGCGTCGTTCTCGGCCAGCCAGAACGCCATCGGCGCTGCGGCGCTGGTGATGGTCGTGAACGGCGGGTCGCCCGCCGCCGACGTCGGGCCGGGAAGCTCGAAGTTGGCGATCGCCGTCGGGTCCATGCCGGAGTCGAACCCGTTGTCGTTGCGGATCCCCAGGATGGCGTTGTTCCACTCGCCGACCTGCACGGCCTGGTCGGCGTTCGCCGCCACTGACCCTGCCGCATTCGCCGCGTCGGCGATCGACTTGCCGCCGATCCCGATGGCCTGCGCGAAGCCGCCCCACAGCTGGCTCCACGTCTCCTCCAACGCCTCGCCGATCGTGGCGAGACCACCGACGCCGATCACGTTGAACGAGGGGATATTGCCGAGCACGTCGAAGATGTCGGGCAGACCCTTGTTGCCGTCGATCAGCTGCCGGGTGACGCCCGACCAGATGTTGTTGAGCAGACCCTGCAGGTTGTTCGCCGCCGTCTGCAGCGCGCCCACCAGGCCCGAGACGTAGCTGGTCGGGAACGCGCCGACCTTGCGGGCCACCGCGTCATCGAACTTCACGAATCCGGCAGTGGCCGTGGCCGCGACGGTCAACTCGACCACGACGTAGGCGGCGTCGTCGGGCACCGGCCAGTTCGACGCCGACAGCTTCGTGCCCCAGTTCGCTGCCGTCCCTGTCGCATTGGCGACGCTGGCGAGAACCTGCGGCGCGTTGTCGATCAGCACGTCGTCTTCGCGGTAGGCGCTCACGGCCAGCTGGATCGAGTTCGGCCCGGCGGTCAGCCCGACCCACTTGACGTAGACCTCGAAGTCGAGGCTGTCGGTGGCCTCGACCTCGATCGGGTTCGAGTGCAGGGTGTGCGTGGTGCCGTCGGCGGTCGTGTACGCGCTGCCCGGCGCGCTGCGACCGTCGGCCTCGTCGTAGTCCCAGTCGGGAAAGCCAGCGAGCGTGGCCTCGTCGGAGAACGTGCCGTCGACCAGCAGGTTCGGGTTGACGTCGCGGATATGCGAAAGCGGCAGCAGCGGCAGACGACCGGGGCGGATCGGCCCGCCCAGTTCCAGCTTGAAGAACGACGCCAGCTGCGTCAGGGCGTCGACCGGGTTGAGCAGCCCGGTGAGCTTGGTGTAAAGCTCGGTCCAGATCGACTTCGCGACCTCGCCCAGGCCCGGCCACCCACCGCCGGTGTCGATCCCGTCGATGGCCTGGGTCAGCTGGTCGCTGGTGACGTACCCGGCGAGCTTGCCCGCGAGGTCGACGCTGACCGGCGCGACGTCGGTGGCTCCGGTCTCGTCAATGACGACCGTCTGGCCGGGGCGCATCGCCTTGAGGTTGCCGCTGAGCGGGTCGTTGAGGATGGTCCACGGCCCGACGCGCAGGGTGCGCGGGTTCTCCAACCGGCGCAGCCGGTCGTTGATCTCAGTGGCCCACTCGTCGTCGCTGCGGGGAGCGCGGCCTGGTGCCAGCGCGCTCACGACGTCAGCCCTGGCGGAAGCGTCTGCCCGCCGAGCGTCTGCGTCGGCCCACCTTCGGTGAGTTCGGGCGTCTCGATGACCTGTCGCATGGTGACCTTGACGGTAGCTGACCCCGGCGCGCCATCGACACTGACGCTTTCGAGTTCGACCTCCTGGCTCACGCCTTGGGCGGTGATCCAGTAGCGGGTCGACGGGATCAGGTCGTCAATCGTGACCGGCGCGTCGTCGGCCAGCGTGACGCCGCTCGGCAGATCGAGGTCGGCCCGCACCACGGCGGTCTGGCGAAGGTACGAACGCGCCGCTCGGGCGACGCTCGACACCTGGCTGATGCTGTCCAGAGTCACGATCGTCTCAAGGTTCTGATCGCCGTAGTCGAGCCGATCGCGCACCTCGTCGCCGGGCACCCGCACCAGCACGTCGTTGAACACCTGCGAGCCGTCGCGCACGACGCTGATGCCAGTGTCGCCGGTGAAGTCGGCCTCGCCCAGGCTGGCGATGATGTTGCGCGGGGCAGGCCCGAGCACGAAACTGCCAGCGACCGTGGTCCAGAACAGCCCCAGGTCGACCAACTCCTTGACCGTCGCGTCGAGCATCTGCTCGTCGGCGATGCAGTGGAAGTCGTACCGGTCACCCGCCGGGTCGGTGAGCACGGTCGGCGAGCCGCCAATGCCGTGCCGGACCATCATCGGCTCCCACAGTTCGCGGGCGATCCACGCCGGATCGGCAGCGTCCCAACGCTTCGTGATCGGGCACCGCGTCCGGCTGAGGTACGCCGCCGGGTCGCGGCACGACAGCTGCAGCCCGGCCTTGTTGGCGACCGACTTGAACACCGGACCCTTCCACAGCAGCCGGTCGTTGTCGCCGTCCCAGACCGAGGCCCAGTGCTGCCAGGGGTGCACCTCGGGCAGCCGGTCGCTGTCGCCGATCGGCGGCACGCTCAGGTCGAACGTGCTGACGTCGTGGCCCTCTCGGGTCCAGTTGAACGTCGCCTGGTCGGTCGGGGCGAACTGGTAGGCCTGCGCGCCCGACTTCGTGTGAATGCTGACGATCTGGTTGGTGGTGACGACGCGGTGCGACCCGCCGCGCGCAGCCCGGTCAAGCGAACGAGGCACCCGCAGTGCTGCCGTCACCTCACGCCTCCCGATCTGCCAGGCTCACGTCGATCTCGAAGGGCGCGTTGCTCGGTGCCTCCACGATCAGTTCCCAGCCCTGCGACCGGTCGATGATCGGCGGCTGCCACGGCGCGCCGGACGGGGTGCTGACGATATACGCGGGCCGACGCCGCACGCCGCCGTAGTAGGCCCAGTAGCGGCCCGAGATCGCGTCGAGCACCAACTCAGCGCCCGGCGGCAGGCCCGCCACCTGTAGCGGGAACAGGTTGTCCTCGCAGGCGACGTTGGTGGCCGTGAGCCGCCAGTGCGCCTGCAGCGTCAGCTGGCGCGAGCCGGTGTTGCGAATGATCATCGTCGCGGCGGTGTCGCGGCAGCGGTACGGCTGCGCGAAGACCGGCACCCGCCAGCGGTGCGTGTCGATCAGGCCGACCGGCAGGCAGCCACCGCAATTGGGCGGCGGTGAGGTAATGACCTCGATCTTCTCGACCACGCAGGTGTCGCTGTAGAGCACCGGCATCTCGTCGCAGTCGGCAGGCTCAGCGCAGTCGGGCGCGTGGACCCACTGCACCGGCTGCGTCTCGACCTCATCCCAATCGACGGCGAGGTCGATCTGCGGCAGGTACGCATACGGCTTCGCGACGCCCATCTCCCAGGTGACCCGGTAGAGCGTGGCCTGCTGGTTCTCGCGGCCACCGCCCGCCTGCGCGTCGGTGATCGTCGGCTCCTTGGTGAGCACGACACCGTGCACCTCGCGCACCAGGCTGGCCGGGTCGACGGCGCTGTGGCCGGGGTGCGCGGACAGGTACCGCAGCACCGAGTCGCTGCGGTCCACCGTGTCGCGCAGCTGGCAGGTGAGCCACTGCAGGCCGTACTCCAAACCCGCAGACGTGCAGGCGATCAGCACCGCGTCGAACGTCACGGTGCGGCTGGTGTCGCGGTGCGGGCCGGGTGCGCCGCCCGCCCCGATCATCTCGGTCATCGACCGGCTGACCGGCGTCGGCCCAAGACCCTTGACGTCGAGCACCTTGATGCCGCCGAACTCGCCGCTCTCGGGTGCGCGCAAGGTGTACCAGGGCGCAAGCTCAGGCCGGTAGATGCCGTCATCGACCAGTGCCGCCAGGCCCGGCCAGGAGTCGTCGTAGGCCTCGTCAAGTCGGCAGCCAAAGCACATGTTCTCCGGCGACCAGCACTCGCCGACCACGCCGATGCCCGGCCCGTAGAGCCGGGTGCCGTCGGCGGGCGTGTAGATCAATCGGCCAGGGGCGATGGGTGCTTGGGACGGGGCGACCTCGGCGATCAGCCGATCCGGCAGCAGCGTCAGGCTGCAGTCGGCGTCGTTGTCGAACATGCCCAGGTCCGACGTCGGCACGTCGGCTCCGATGTGCGCCCCGACACGCGAGGAGTTCGCGATCTCGACGCCGTTGAGGGCGAAGTATCCGCGAAAGGTCACCGCCGTCTCCTAGCTCAGCCGCTTGAGCAGGCGAGTGCTGACCTGCTCGGCGGTCTCAGGCCCGCCTCCAAGCACTGTAATCGGAGCATTGACGGTGCGGTTGCCGCCGCGACCGAAGCCGCCGCGTTCCAGCGCGCCGACGAACCGGGTGAACAGGTCGGTCTCGACCGGCGACAGCACCAGTTCGTCACCGGCGCTGGCCTTTGGGAGGTAGCCCTGGCCGCGCGCCATGCCGCCCTCATCGAACAGGCTGTCGCCGGGGATGACCGTCGCCAGCCCGCCGAAGCCGCCGGTGAAGATGCCCGCCAGCCCGCCCAGCAGACCGCCGAGCAGGCCGCTGATCGGGTCCATGATCATCGCCAGGCCGGAGCCGGAGAAGACGCCGGTCATGAGGTCGGGCAGCAGCGACTGCAGGCCTTCGCCGACGACGTTGATCAGCGTCTCGCTGATCGCCAGAGCGAAGTCGGTGCCGACCTCCGCCGCGATCTCGACGCCCGCCTGACCCGCCGACGAGATCAGGCTCGACACGATGCCGCCTGCCGGGCCACCGCCCGCACCCGACACCGCCGCCCCGGCGGCGCTCGACCCGGCCTGGATCGCGGCGTTGGCGACCGCCTTGGCGATCGGCACGATGACCTTCTCGATCAGGTACTTGATGATGGCCTGGATGACGATCTTGAGGATGCGGATGCGCTCGTCGGCAGCCGCCTGCTCACTGGTGCTCGACCGGTCCATCAGGGCGCTGGTGTCGTTGAGCAGTCGACCCTGCGCGTCGAACGCCTTGAACGCATCGCCACGGAAGCCACGGAAGTCGTCGCTCACCTCGTTGAGGGTGTCGCGCACCTCGATCTCGACGCCGATCACCTTGAGCAGCACCCGCACCAGCAGGTTCACGATCTCACCGATGAGCGGCACCTCGGACACGCCGAAGAAGTCCGCACCCACGGTGTCGTTACCGATGACGCCACCGCCAGTGGCGAACCGGCGCATCCCACGCGACCGCATCGCGTCGATCGCGCCGATGCCGCCCATGCGCGCGACGTCGCCGGTGTCGAGCACGTACTCACCCGGCATCAGCAGCGCGGGCACCGAATCCTTGCCGCGCTGGCCTCCCGACACCGGCCCGCCACCGGCCATACCAATGACGCCGGTGACGACTCCGGCAGCGTTGGTGCCGACTCCGCCCGCACCGCTCTGGTCGATCGGCAGGTTGGCGACCGCCCCGGCCACCGCGTCGGCGATCGGGGGTGCCGCCGCGCCACCGAGGGCGGTGCCGATCGAGTTCGACACCGAGTCCTTGAGGCCTTCGAGTGCCGACTGCACGCCCGCCTTGACGACGGGTTCGAGCGCCGACTCCTGCAGGCGCTGGTTGGTCTGCTCGATGACGCTGACCATCTGCTCACGCATCGCCTGCAGCTGAGCGTTGAGGCTGGTGAAGGTGCGGTCGAGCAGACCGGCAGTGTCGCTGAACAACCGGCCACTGGCGTCGTACTTCGGACCCTCGTTGGTCGTGAGTTCGCCAGCCGCGCCACCCTCGCGGGTGAAGTCGGGCACGTCGAGGCCCAGCATCTTCGCCAGGGCGAGCGGGTTGCCCTCGTCCACCAGGTTGTTGAGGGCGGCGTACTTGCCGCTCGGATTGGCCGCGTCGCGTCCGAACGCCGCGCCGGTCGCGCCGAGAACGTCGGTAGCGACGTCACCCGCCGCCCCGCCAGCCGCGCCGAGGCCCGCGCCGATGATGTTCTTCGCGAAGCCGGGCAGACCGCCGCCACCGCCGCCCGGCCAGTTGGTGACGTAGACCGGGGTGCCCGACCCGCCAGCGGCACCGGGAAGGCCGCTCGTCGCGCCAGGGAGGCCCGAAACGCCGCCGGGTAGTAGACCGGCCTGGACAGCCGCGCCCTCCATGCCCTCCTTGATGCGAGCGTGAATGTGGTTGAAGTGGTCGCCGCCGGTGTCGGTCTTCCACAGCGAGCCGGTCGGGTCCACGATGCCGGTGCTCTGCAGCCACTGCCACATCTGGTCGCCCAGCGCCTCACCCGCCGGGTTGGCTCCGCCGCGCACCGTGCCGCCGGGGATCATGATGTCCAGCGCCCGGCCCGAGGGGTGATCGGGGTGCGCGTCCTGACGCACGCCGCCGATCTCAGTGACCTGCGGGAAGTATTGACGCACCAGCTGGGCCAGCGCGCTCGCCGACGGCACCAGACCCTCCGCGCCGGAGGTCACGCCCGCGCCGGTCAGCCCGCCCGGCGCGATCGTCACCGGCAATGGCGTTCCCGCCTTCGCGGGCACGAACGTGTTCGGCCACGCGCCTGGACCCTGCGTCTTGAGCACGTTCTCCGCCGCCGCGATCTGCTGCTCGCGGGTCGCCAGATCGGCGCGCTCGGGGAAGCCGGGGAGCTTGTTGGCGTCCCAGGTGCCCTGAGCGAACTGCAGCCCGCCGAAGTAGCCGTTGCCGGTGTTGATGCCCCAGTTGCCGCCGGACTCCTTCTGCGCGATCGCGTCCCAGTCGGCACCGGCTCCGGCGGGCAGCGCGGTCTGCACGGCAGCGCCGACCTGCTTGTCCAGCGTCTCCCGGTACCGCTGCAACGACTTCACCAGCGCCGAGTTCGTCGTGTCCATCACGCCGACGTAGCCGGACGGGCCGAGCGACTGGTTCACCAGGTCGGCGATCTGCGCGTCTTCCAGCCCGCCCTTGGCCTTGTTGCGGGCGCTGGTGATCGCGGTGACGACGGGATCATTGGCGTTGAGGCCCACGCTCGCCACGTCGGCGAGGTTGCCGCTCATCGCGAACGCCGCCAGCGCAGCCGCGAAGCGCGACTTGTCCACCGGCGCACTGATCGCCGCGCCGGTCGCCGTCGCCGCGCCGGGCGCGACGTAGGTCGAGGGGTCCGCGCCGATGATGGTCTCGCTGTCGAACCCGAGCGAGTCGAGCGCCGCCTTCGCAGCGTTGTACGCCGGGTCGCCCTTCTTCTTGAGCGGGGTACCGAACGGGCCGATCTCGCCGACCGCGCCCGCCGTCTTCGTCGCGGTCGCCGTGGTGGCGGTGTTCGCCGCCGTCGCCGCCAGCGGGTTCGACGCCGCGCCGCCCTTGCCGCCGAGCAGGTCACGAATCTGGATCAGCACCGACAGTTCGGTCTCGACGCCGGGTGGCGGGCCGGGCAGCGCGCCGGTGCCCAGGTGCACGCCGCCGTCGGCGTAGTACCGCTTGCTCAGGCCGGAGCGGAACTGGCTGTTGAGCGCGTAGACGCCAGCCGGGCCACCGATCCCGCGCACCGCCTCGGGGATCAGCACGCCCTCGCCGGGTGCCAGCACCGCGTTCACGATGTCGTGCTTGGGCGCGTAGCCGGGGATGACCATGCCGTCAGCGCCGGGCGGGCGCGGCGGCAGCATCAGGTCGGTGACGTTGCGCGGAGGCGGTGCCTGCGGCGGAGCGGCAGGGAGACTGGGCAACGCGGGCGACCCGGCGAACATCTGCTTATACATGTCGCCGAGCGTGCCGAGCTTGTTGAGGGTGTCGAGGTACTGCTGCTCGGGGATCGACACCTGGATGGTGCCGTCCTTGTTCTGCTGCACCTTGACGCCGATGGCTTCCAGCTGGGCGATCGTCTCCGCCGACAGCGGCACCTCGGTGATGATCTCGCCGTTGCGGTTGTGGTCGATCTGGACGCCCATGCGGGTCAAGATGTCCTCGACCGCTGCCGCGTTGGGCATCGAGACGTTGATCGGCACGTCGGTCGGCACGGCGGCGAAGGCGTTCTGGACCGCCACGCCCGCCTGCGCGATACCGCCGAAGTCGTCGGCGAGTGACTGCAACAGGGGCGCTGCGATCGTCGCGTTGGACGCCATGCCCAGCGTCGAGTCGCGGATGGCGGCGAGGTTCTGCGCCGCGATCGCGCCCGCCGGACCCATGTTCGTCAGCTGCGCAGTCAGCGCATCGAACTGAGGCTGGCTGCCGGTGATGGTCGAGGCCATCTGCTCGGTCGTCATGCCGACGTTGGCAATCGAGTCGGCGATGCTCTTGAGGGTGCCCTCGTCGTACGCCCCCGCCAAACGCTCAGGGATATTGTTGATCTGGTCGCCGACCGCTCCCAGCGTGGCAGCGTCGATCGCGCCGCCGCTCTCCCGCAGCGCGTCGTTGGCCGTCTTCATCGCCTGGGTGTTGGCCTCGATCGCGGCGTGGCTGCGCTCGTTCGCCGCTGCCATGCGCTCCGTAGCGGCGGCTGCGGCCTCCTGAGCCGTCTTGTTGTCGGCCAGCAGGTAGTTGATGCCCGCGATGGCCGAACCGACCGCAGCGCCCGCGCCAGCGCCGATCGCGGTGCCGATACCGGGGATGACCGACCCGATGGCCGCGCCGGTCAGCGCCGAGCCGCCGATGGTCGACGCCGCGCCCAGAATCTGTGCGCCGGTGTTCTCCTGACCGACGGTCGCCTGCGTCATGACGCCGCCCGCCAGCAGGCCCGCACCCATCAGCCCGCGCGTACTGCCCAGTGCTCCCACGACGTTGCGCGCGGTGCCGAGACGTCCGGCGATCCCGCGCCCGCCCGCCTGCGTGTTGCCCAGCGCGAGGTCGGCGGTCGCGGCGACGGTGCCCAGCTTGCCGATCATCGAGTCGAGACCGCCGAGGATCGGCTTGAAGATGCTGAGCGACTTCCACGCGAGGAACCCGACCAGCACCGCCTGCAGCAGGCCCGGCATCGACGTCAGCAGATCGGTCGTGACGCGGAGGAACGGCAGCAGCACTGCGCTCCACGTCTGGCTCGCCTCGAAGACCACCTTGAGGATTTCGGCGAGGTTCTGCAGGATCGGCAGCCACTGCGCGGCCTGCTCACGCCCCTCGCGGAAGAAGTCGCGCATGGCGTTCTGGCCCGACGCGCTCGACGTGAGCGCACGCAGCTTCGTGGTCGACTTCTCCAACCACGACAGGAAACTGCCGCCGTCAGCGCCAGCGGCCTTGGTGATGTCGGTGATGACCTTGACGACGTTCAGCCCCGACTCCGCCAGCTGGCGCACGCCGGTGATGCCGTCGTTGATCCACTTGTTGAGCCGCCCGTCGGAGTCGACTTGGGTGATCCACTTGTCGAATCGCTCAGCGCCCTTGGCGAGTCCGTCGGCCAGCCGGGGCACGACGTCGGTGCCCGCCGCGACCAGCGTGCCGACGCCGTGGATCAGCGGATCGACGGCCTTCGTGAACCGCCCCTGCGCGTCGGCGGTGTTGCCGAAGATACGGTCCATGAGGGTCAGGTTCTTCTCGGCTCCCAGCGAGCCGGTGACCTGCTTGAGCGTGCCGTTCCAGGCGTCGGCGATCTTGCCCATGCCGCCGCTCACCCGAGGCAGCGCGCGGTCGCTGAGGTTCTGCAGATCGCGGTCGAACCCGGCCAGCGTCCGGTCGGCCATCATCTTGCGGAAGTCCAGCAGCGGCCCACGATTGAGCTTCGCCATCGTCTCGGCCACGGCGATCGTCGCCGGGGCGAGGTCTTGCATCGCCTCCTTGGCCTTCTCCATGTCCTTCGGATCGCCAGTCTTCATGGCTTCCGACAGCGTGGAGGTGGCCTCGCCGAGACCCTTGAACCCCAGCACCAGTGCGCCGATCGACGCGCCCGCCGCCGCGTAGATACCGGGGATCGCCAGACCGGCAGCGCCCAGCTGCTGGACCGCGCCGACCAACTGCATCACGCCGGTCAGAGCGGCAGGCAGACTGCCGATGCCGAGCGCGGCCAGGTTCAACCCGACAGGGCTGGTGATGAATCGAGAGCGGCCACCCTGACCCGCGAACAGGTCACCGAAGCCGCCGCTGCGGGGAGGCGGGCCACCGCCACCGCCGCCCGCCCCGCCAGGAGGCCCACCAGTCGGCGTGGCGGCGTTCCCGGCGCGGGCGGCGCTGTTGGCGATGATCGCCGCCGTCTGGCGCTCGTAGGCCCGCGTGACGGCGTTGATCGAGCGGGTCGACACCCCCGCCGCTGCGGCAGTGCGGGTGGCGGTCTGGGTCTGCTGAGTGCCGACGCTCTCGACCGCCTCGGCGACCGCCTTCGCCCCCACCGCCTGGGCGGTGTTGGACTTGTCGGCGGTGCGGGCGGTCTGGTCGTACTGCCGCTGCACGGCGGCGAGTTCGCGCTGGACCTGAGCGAGCGCCGGAGCGATCGCACGACGAACCGCTTCGCCCAGCTTGGCGCTGAGGTCGCTGGCGTCAATTTCGACGCCGAGCTTGATGTTCCCGGCGGAGGTCACCCAGTCAGGCTAACGCACGGCTCGGCGATCAGGCCTTCTTGTCGTCACCCTCGGTGGGCTGCAGCGACGCGGTGACGATCGCGTTGAAAAGCTCACCCACGGTGTCGACGTCGTACCCTTCGTCGTCGGGGTCCATCAGCCGGGAGAACACCCGCCCGTAGCTCTCCGTCGACAGGTGCCGCGCGATGAACAGGCCGGTGAGGTCGTTCTTCACGCCGACGTCGACATACTTGCCGGTAGCGAGGCTGAATGCAGCCAGCGCCTGCCGGGTCGGGACGCGGATGCCGAGCCGGTCGCCCTCGAAGGTGAGGAAGTCGTGGTCCCACTTCTCGCCGGTCGTGGCGACGTCGAACTTCTCGGCCAGGGCCACTGCGGTTCCCGGCGACGAGGACGAGGGCACGTCGTTGGAATCGACCACCTCCGCCTTCACCGTGTCGCGCGGGTCATCGGCGTGGTCGGTCGCGAGGTCGGCGATCGCGGCAGCGGTGCTGTCGGTCTCGACGTCGATCACGTTGTCGTCGTCATCGTCAGGCGGCGGTGCCAGCTGGTCGCCGGTCGGCTCCGCCTGCGGAGCGATCTTGGGCGGGTCGATCTTGGTGCCGCCGGTGCCGAACTCAGCCATGTGTCTCCTAGTGTCCCGAGGCCTACCGGCGCGACACTACCACCGGTGTCGGGATTATCTGCGCGTGATGTCGGGGTCGGCGGCGATGACGGTCTCGCCCGCGTTGCGCAGGAACGGGCGGGATCGAGTGCCGGGGTGCCAGACCGACTTGCGGAACACCTCGCGGCCACGCCACCAGAAGTGCAGCGCCTCCGCCCGCCGGGCCACGATGCGGTGCGGTCGGCTGCCCTCATGGACCGCCGCCGCGTAGTCGGCGGTCGCCTCGACGCCGCCGTCAACGTGGAACGGGGTGTAGTGCTGCGGGAGTTCGCCGATCGTCCGGCCCAGGTTGCCGGTCAGCACCGGCACGCGCCCGCGCGCATCAGTAGCAATGCGCCTCGTCAACGAGCGGTGCTTGCGTCGCAGGATGACCCCCGACTGCTGTTCCAGCCCCGCCTCGTTGATCTCGATGCGCGCGGTGACGCGGGCCATCAGACCGGTCGATTCTCCCAGGCCTCGACCAGATCATCGCGCTTGCCGCCGGGGGCATCCTCGTCGGGCACGTCGTAACCCTGCTCGCCGAGGAACTTGGCCCAGTCAGCGCGGCTGGCGCTCTTGGCCGGAGCCTTGGGCGGGTCGGGCAGCACCGGCGGCTCCGTCTCGCCGGTCTCCTCGTCCACGATGTCGGCGAACCCGGCAGCGACGTAGGCCCGCACTTCGGGGCTGTCCTGCACCGTGCGTACCTCGTCGCGCGCCAGTCCGGCAGCCGGGCTGAGGCTTCCCTTGATGGTGATCTTCGCCATGATCGCTCCTCACAAGCTCACGTAGATGACGCCGGTCCACGCCGTGACGCCGCCCTCTGGACCATACGGCAGCAGAGTGTCGACCCCGGTCTGCGCCCCGAGGTCGCCCAGGTGCTTGGCCGCGCTGCACAGTGCCTGCTCGATCGCATACGAGTCCGCCAGCGACCGTGCCGCTTCGGACTCCATCGCCGACCAGTTGGGAATCTCATCGACGTTGACGCACCGGCCCACGCCGACCTGCAACTGCAGCACGCGGATCAGGCCGCAGGGGTTGGTGTCGATCGACGGCGCGGGGAAGGTCTGGCTGCGGTACCGGCGGCTGGCGAGCACCCAGATGAACGGCTCAGCGCAGCCCTGGCTCGCGTGGCTGTCCCAGGCGCTCAGCGCCGGGCCGTCACCGGCAAAGAACCGCACCGTCGGTGCCGGGCCGGTCGGCGTGGCGAAGGCCTCGCCCACGGCGTCCATGACGACGCTGACGACTTCGATCGCGGGGTCAGGCATCAGCGCACCGTCGGAGCGGCCATGATGTGATGCGGGTTGACCGTCGCCAGCCACATGTCGACCTCGGGCAGGCCCGTCTTGCCGTTGGCGTAGATCACCGCCGGGTCATAGGCGCGGTAGGTGACGCCCTGACGGCTGGCCGTGGTCACCGTGCGCGGCAACCGGCACTGGCCGTTGTTGTTGATCGCGGTCACGAACTCCTTGGCGAGAATGCCGGTCAGTTGAGCGATGCCGTCGGGCACCGGCAGACCGCGCTCGTAAGTCACAGTCCAGGTGCCGACGTCGCCCGCCGGACGGTTCAAGTCCTGCGGAGGCCACGGACCCTCGCGCCGGTAGAGCAGGTCGCCCTCGACGGCCCAGACGTTCGACGGCACGACCACGCCCGCGATCTTCACCTCGGTGACGCTGGCGACCGGGCCGGGCAGATGCACGACGTTCGGCCCGGCAGCGCGACACCGGTTCCCGCACCCGCAGGGGAAGCTCAGCCACCGGTCGCCCTCCCAGCTGAGCACGTAGCTGGTGACGGCGACGCTGCCCCGGTACTCGCTATGCAGCGGCACCCGGCAGGGGCGGGCGGTCGTGGTGACGGTGCCGAACTGGCGACCCGACAGCGCCCACAGGATCGAGACCGCCAGTGCGACTGCGCCCTCACGTTCGAGCACCTTGGCCTCGTCAGGCGGCTCACCGACCGACGGCAGCCCGGTGCGGTCGACCGGCCAGTTGAAGCTCACGCGCTCAGGCTATCTCAAACGAGTGCGACCCCCGCCCTGGTGAGGGCGAGGGTCGCATCGGCTTCGCTGATCCAGCGAGGTTACTACGCCGCCTGCGGAGGCGCGACGTCGATCGGGGCAGCGCCCGCCGGGCCGGAGTAGTAGTAGTTCTCGCCGGTGAAGACGGTGCTCGTCGCCAGCGCGACCGGCTGGTTGCCCGCCGTCGGCTCCGGCGGAGCGATCGGCGTGCGGAGCACGGTCAGGTGCTCCTTCTTGGTCGTGGTCTGCAGCAGACGCACCGCGTTGCCGTCGGCGTCGGCCTGCACGTTGTACGGACCCTTGCCCCAGTGCGGCATGGCGATCGTGCGACCGGTCAGGGTCAGCGTGGCGACGCTGGCACCGATCGTGATGTCGCCGAGCGTCCACTCGGTACCGGCGAACAGGAAGTAGCCGTAGCTGCGACCGCTGCCGGTCTGCGTCAGCATCGCGTCGGTCGGCGTGTCCACGCAGTCCTCGTCCGACTTGCCCGACGTCCAGACTTCGAGCGCAATGCCGTAGTCGGACTCGATCTTCCGGTCGTCGCGGAAGCCGATGACCTTCGGGACGTCGCTGGCGTCGACCAGGTTCTCCCAGCCGGTGAACATCGTGATCAGACCGACGTTCACGTTGCAGAGTTCGAGCGCCGGGGTGTACCAGCGCCGCTCAGGCGGGGTCCGATCCGAGAAGCACTCCTTGCCCTCGGCGTTGTCCTGCGTGAGGTCGGTGGCTTCCCGCATCACAGCGGTCAGGCCCAGCGACACGAATCCGGCAGTGACGAGTCGATTTCGCGCACCGGCGATCGGCTTGCCGCAGCTGTCCACCTTGGTGGCGCGGAGCCGCGTGCCCTTGACGAGCGGGAAGGTCGTCATATGACCTGCTCCTCCTGGTTCATTGGCGCAGCCGCGCCGAGTCGGTCTCCGAGGCTGTCACTACCGTATCGACCCGCCGTGCAGGTCAGTTGCCGTCGCAGCGCGGGGAGGGCAGCTGGGAGGCCTCACGCGCCTTGCGCAGTGCGCTCACCTGCCGGTCGATCTCGTCCGACCGTGCCCGCAACGGGGCGGTCGCGGTGTTGTAGTCCGACTCGACGTTCGCGGCCCAGGCCCGGCGCTGCTCCGGCGACAGGTTCACCACCTCCGGTGGCGGGTTGAGCACCAGTCGGATCAGCGTCGCGGTGTGCGCGTCGATCGTGTTGAAGATGACGCGCTGCTCCTCGCTGAGATCGTCACGCCCGGTGCTGATGTTGCCCCGGTTGTCGATCGCCACGATGAGGTCGCTGGTGCAGCGACCGAAACGCTCAGTGAGCGCAACGGTTTCGTCGTGGGTCTGCTGAGTCTGGGCCAAGATGTAGACCACGACCGCGACGCCGCACAGCCCGCCGAACCAGTTGCGCGCGAACGGGGGCACCTTGTGGGTCGCCCCGCCCGGCAGCGGGTGACGCCGGTCGTCCCAGCGGCACTTCGCGTGCAGGTAGAGACGCATTCCGAGCGCGCCGAAGGCCAGGCCCGCGACGAACGCCCACGACCAGATGACGCTGAGCAGATGGCTCACGATGCGCCTCCCGACGACGCCGGAGGGTCCAGCCCGCGCTGGCTTTCCGCGCGAGCAGCAGACTCAGGATGCTCGCCCTCCGCCACATGCAACGCCGCATCGGCCTTGGTCTCGGCTCGGTTTGACGTCGCGTCAGCCCGGTCGGCGGTCTCCCGCACGTCGGCCTCCCGCTTGCCCTTGTCGGACCCGAGCGCCGTGAAGAACGCACCGGCGGCGGTACCCAGCAGTCCCACCAGGTATGTCGGCGGCTCGCCGATCACGTCAGTAATGACGGTGCACACCACGACGACGACGAGCACGATCGCGGTAATGACCGTGTTCGACGCCCAGGACCGATGGCGTGGTCCGTCCCACGGACTCGTCACCGCCGCTGCCGGAGCAGCGAGCGACGCCCGAAGGCATTACCGGTCATTACGACTGCTCCTTGTTCTCGATGGCGGTCAAAAGCTCGGTCTTGTTGGGGTACCCGCTGGGGTTGTCCAGCCCGATCCACGTCGCGTAGGTCTCAAGCTGAGGCCGCAGCCAGTCGGCGTTCGGCTCACCCTCGGGCAGGCCGTCGGGGCGCGGGCCGCGATCGCCAGTCGTGGTCTCGACCGGCAGCGGCTCCGAAGCGCCAGCGCCGGTGTCGGTCTCGCCGTCGTCCACCGGCTCCTCAGTCGTCGCCAGGGCCACCTTGTCGCCGGGCAGGATGGTCGCGCCCTGCGGGTCGGTGCTCTCGACGCTCTGGATCGACGCCAGCCGCAGGTTCGCCGCCGCGCCGGAGTGTTCCAGGTCGGTCGGGTCGGCCCACTGCGACGGGGTGACCCGGTGGCCCTTGACGTGCTCGATCACCTCGGCGTGGGTCGGGGTGTCGGCGGCGCTGGACCCGCCGAACGGCGTGGCAGTGCCAGTGAACCGGGGCGGGGTCATGGCCCGCTCCTCGGCGCTGGTCGTCGCACCGACGTAGGTGTTGCGCGTGCCCACCTCGGTCGTCTGCTGGTGCCAGTTCGCGTTGTCCTCGCCGGGGTTGACGTTCGGGTCGGCGGCGACCAGCGCGTCACGCGCGCCGGAGTCGTTGCCCGCACTGCGGGGTCGAGCCACCTCGTCGCCGTCCAGCAGGCCCACGGCGTCGGCGTTGTCCACCAGCACCCGGTACTGGCGACGAGGGCCACGGCGAGTGATGGTTTCGATGCTGTCGGGTCCGGCCAGTTCGATCAGCGCCTGCAGCGCCGGGCCGCGCTTCGTGACGTCCACGAAGTCCAGAGTCGCGTAGCCATCCTCGACGGTGGCGACGATTCCTTCGGGCATGGGTCTCTCCTCGTTACGTGGTGATCTCGACGGCGGCGATCAACTGCTCGTAGCCGACCAGGACAGTACGCTCCGCCACTGCGGCGAAGGTGTTCTCGCGCTCGTTGATCGCGTCGCGCACGGTCGGCTCGTCGCGCCAGCCGTAGACGGGACTGGTGGCGACGATGATGTTTTCGAGGCCATCGACGTAGCCGCCGCCGATCACCCAGGTGTGGCCCAGCGGCGACTTGAAGGTGGTGCCGCTCTTGATGAACAGGCCGAACTCCTGGCTGACCCACTGCGCACCGACGTGGAAGTACGCGAGCGTGCTGGTCAGGGCCAGTGCGCCTTCGAGGTAGCCGACGGCGAGCTTGAGGCTGGCAGCGGTCTGGTCGACGGTGCCCGCGTCCTGCAGCATCCGGTCGGCCAGTTCGCGCTCCATCGCAACCTGCTCCTCCAAGCGCAGCACCTGAGCAGCGCGAGCACGCACCTCGGCGCGGCTCGGCTCGGTCAGGTCGCACTCGTCGTAGGCCCAGAGCGTGACCGAATCGAACTCAAGGTCATCGTCGCCGGGCCGCAGACCCTCCTTGCGCTGGCCGGGGGCGGGTTCCTTGCCGGTGCCACAGGAGTCGTTCGGCCAGATGCCGAACTGGCCCTCGCCGCCGTAGTTGCCGACCTGCCGGAAACGCACGCCGTTGAGGTGACGCACCGCGTCGCCCTCGGACGAGTCGCCGACGTCGGCGGGCCGCTGCCAGTCGGTCGCGGCGAACAGCCCATACGGGCTGGGGTTTTGCAGCGGCGGCTCGAACGGGATCGGCAGCAGCTTGGTCAGCGCGGCGGTCATGCCCTCATCCTCCCAGGTGTGGATGCAGCGAGGGCGGAAGCCGTGAGCGGCCTCGGGTTGCTCACGACTTCCGCCCTCAGTCTGCTGTTAGCGCTGGACCTTACGCGGCGAGGTTGGTCCGACGCTGGGCCTGGCCGGTAGCACCGGACACGTCCAGGGTCAGGGTGACCTCGACCGACTCGCCGCACCGCTTGCCCACCGCGATCGCGTCCTCGGTGAACATGCGGGTGAAGCGGTTGATCTGCAGCTGCTCCTTCGGGTACATGACGCCGAGTTCGATGACGTTGCTCATCGACCGGAACCAGGTGCCCGCCGGGTACATCAGCACCTTGACCTGATCGGGCCAGGTCGTGGTGGCGAGGTTGCCGGGCAGGTCGGCGGCGCGGGTCTGCCAATCGCCCACGTACTGCAGGCGAATGTTGCGGGCAGCCAGCGCGGCGTCGATCTGCGCGTCGGTGATCGAGAAGACCTCGACCCCGCCAGCGCGCATGGCGATGTCGGCGCGGATGACCTCATGGAACCAGGACGGGGCGACGCCCTCGATCACGGCGGTGCGCGACAGACCCCGCTTGAGGCGGAGGTTGGTCGCGACCAGCGAGATCGAGTTGAGCACCGACGCCATCGCACCGATCGTGCTGGTGGCGGGGATGGTGATCTTGGTCGACCCGGCCACCATGTCGAGGATGGTCCGGCGCGACAGCGCACGCAGGTGCTCCTGCGTGAGGTTGCGCATGAACCACTCGACCAGTTCCGGCCAGCCCTGCACCTGCAGGATGCCCGCCTCGACGCACCAGCCGACGGCGTTGAGGCGGATTTCCTCGAACTCGTCGGTGCAGGGCACCTCGACGCACTGCTTGACGGCGGTCGGGCGACCCTCGGCGTCGGTGGCTTCCAGCTGGACCTCGGTGAAGAACCACTCGAAGTCCTCGAAGATGCCCGACAGGTCCGGCTCGACGGGCCAGCGGACGCCACCACGGTTGATGGTGATCTCCGGCAGGCTCACCAGGTCGGTCGCGTCCGGCACGTCGCAGAAGTCGTACAGCTGCTCCGACGGGGCGCACCAGCCACCGGCAGCCGTGAGCGATCCAGTCTGCTCATCGAACTGCGGGCGGGTGAGGTTGGACGCCTTGGTCGCCTCGTTGATGGCCGCGACCAGGGCGTGCGGGTCATCGACCGTCGGCACGTCGCGTTCCAGCGTGGAGACCACCTGACGGGCGAACTCCATGCCGTCCATCATCTTGTTGCTCCGGTTGGGCCGCATCGAAGCGCGGCTGCCGGGACGAATGCGGTCCAGGCTGCGGGCGATCTCGCCGAAGCCGACGTGGCCCATGCCCTCGCGGTAGCCGGGGGCACCGGGGTGCATGTTCCAGCCGGGCTGGCTGGTCGACGCCTCATGGCCGGGGATGACGTCAGCGCCGCCCCGTCCGGTGAAGCGCACCGGCTGGCCGTTGCCCGCCGGGGCACCGGCAGTCACGCTGCCACCCTCGGGCGCGTCTCCGCCTTCGGGAGCGTCGCCGCCTTCCGGCGCGTCAGCCGGGTCGACCGTGCCGCCCTCGGGGGCATCTCCGCCCTCGGGAGCGTCGCCGCCGGGGGTGCCGGACGATGCAGCCGCGCGGGCCAGCAGGTCGCCGACCTCGGCGCTGTGGTTGGCCTCGGCGGCGGCAGCCGCGTCGCGGGCAGCGGTGATCGTGTCGAGCGCACCGCCCTCCCCGACCAGGCTGCGAAGCGCCTCGACGTCCTCGGGCGACAGGTCGCGACCGGCGGCGTGCTGGGCCTCGTAGACGTGCACCTCGGCGCGTGCGGCTTCGAGCAGCACGTCCAGTTCGGCAACGGTCTCCGGCAGGGTCTCCGGCATCTGGAAGCCGACGGCGGCGGTGAACTGGCCCACGTAGTTGACGCTGAACACGCGGTGCCGCGCGATCGGCTTCTGGATGGTCGTCACTGCGATCTCCTAGTTCTGGATCGAACGTGTGGTCATGCTTGCGGCGATCGCTCCCCGGCACATAGCGCAGATCAGGAACTCTCTGCTGTGAAACGTAGACGAGCGCCGTGCAGACCCTTATCCGGCAGCCGCCGTGGCGGTCTGATCATCACTGTTGCGCACCGCCCGCGTAGTGCCCCCACCTGCGAGAAGCACCTCAGTGTGCGCCTCGCGGTACGAGAAGAACGGCGGCTCGGCCAGCGGAGGCTGGACCGTGCCGTCGGGCAGGTACGCGCGGTACCCGATGATGTCGCTCTTGGCCGACGCGCCCGCCGCGCCGCCACCGCACCGGCAGCCCATCAGCGGACCCGCGCCAGCAGGTCGCCCACGACCTCGCGTGCCGACTTCGGCTCCGGCGGCGGGCCAGCCTTCTCCCGGCCTGCAGCCAGCAGGGCAGCCGCCTCGGTGTCGCGGGCCTGCTTGCTCAGCGCACCCGACACTGCGCGCTCCACGATGTCGCCGATGGTCTCGGCGCTGAGCGCAGCAGCCGCCCGCCCCTGCGTCGAGGACTCCGGTGCCGGACCCAGGCTGGCGACCAGGGCGACGGGGCGACCCTGAGCGTCGTCGCGGCCACGCGCGGCGAAGCCGGGGGTGTTGACCGCCAGGGCGGCAATCAGTTCGAGACCCTGGCCGAAGTCGCGCCAGTCGCCGCTCAGCGGGGCGGTGATGCCCGCCTCGATCTGGTCGGCGGTCGCCTGCGGGTGCGCGACACCGCTGAACTCGATGCCGACTTCGGTCTCGTAGACCCGCACCAGGGCGAAGCACGCGCCGGTGTTGTCGTAGTGCGCCTTGGCCGGAGCGCCGCTGTAGCTGTCGGGCGCGTGGCCGGTGCCGACGGTGAGCCGACCGACCGGCAGCGACCGTCCATCGTCCAGCCGCACTGCCGGGCTGGTGTGGAAGTGGGCGTAGTCGGTCTTCGACTTCGGTGCCATGACGCACTTGGACTGGATCGACCGGTGGCACGCGCCGAAGCACGCCAGGTGACCGAAGATGCGCCCGGTCTCGGGGTCCATCGTCGGCAGGGTCGGCTCGGTCAGGCCCGGCGCGGCGAACATCGACGCCGGGTAGACGCGCGGGCGGAACTCCTCAGCGGCGCTGGCGACGACGGCGATGTCCCGGCTCTCGCGCTCGGCGTTGAGCGTGATCGAGGTGTCGCCGAAGGCGGGCTTGGCGACCAGGGTCGTGCCGATCAGTTCGGCGGCGGTGATGCACTGGATGACCTTGGCGTCGATCGGCAAATCCCACCATTCCTCCTCGCTGATCTCCTTGCCGTCCTCGTCAGTGAGCTTCCACTGCGTCTGGGCCAGATCGACCGACGGGCCGGTGACCTGGTGCGCCAACTCGTTTGCTGCGAGGTCGGCTTCGGGAGTGTTGAGCAGGTAGCCGGAGCCGACGATCTTACCGTCCTTGACCTCGGCAGACTCGATGGCGCCAACGGTGTACGCCTCGGTGTGACCGCCATAGCCGCTGCCCGTTTGCTGCATCCACATCAGCGGGTGCGGGAACGAGCGGTAGCTCAGTTCGGCGTCGCTGGCGATCATGCGATCGTCCGACGTCGAAACGTCCAGCAGCGCCAGCACCGCGTCGGTAAAGGTGCGGAAGGTCTCGCCGGTCTCGTTGTCGTCGTCATCGTCGGCGGCAGCGGTCACCACGGCGGTCGTGCCGCCCTGCTCGGTCACCTTCACGGTCATGTCCTGCTCCTCACTCGGAGAACCGGCAGCAGTCCTGCCGATCCCGTCTTCGTCGTCGCGGGCGCGCACCGTGCCACGGTCGGCCCGGCGCTCGATCTCGTCCTCCTGCGACCCGACCCGGTTGCGCGCGGTCGCGTCACGGCCACTGAGGCGTTCGGTGTGACGGTCGACGTCACCAGGCAACTCCTCGTCCGCAGCCAGGATGCCAACGCGGCAGCGGCAGTTCTTGACCTCCGCCGCCGGGCCGGTCGGGTCAGCCGGGAACGCGAGGTGCGTCCCGCCTACGGTGAAACTACCGGCCAGGGGTGCGCGCTGCCCGTCGGCGGCGAAGTGGGTCGGTCGCGTCTTCGAGTCAATCGTGGCGATCCAGACCTTGTGGAGGTCTGGCGCGTCCTCGCTCAGCGCCGCCGCCTGCACCACCGCCGCGTTCTGAATGCCTGCCGCCTGGTAGCCCTGATACCGAGCGACGTCGCGCACCGCCGCACTGCCCGGCTGCAACGCCGCCGCCACGGCCTGGCGCTGCCGGTCGAGCACCACGGTGACCGTCGGCTGCTCGGTCGGAGCCGGGGCATCACGGATCGAATCTTCCATCGCCGCTTCGAGCTTGTCGCGCACGATGCCCGGCGTCGCGGCCACGACCTCGCGCTGGCTGTCGATGACGTCGGCGGAGGCCTGACTGAGCGTCGGGTCGGTCGTCACGGCCCGATATGCGCTGATGATCTCGTCATCGGTGACCCCGGTCGTGCGCCGGATCGAGTCGATGACCGGCTGCGGAGGGGTGTCTCCCGACGCGCCAAGACGCGCCGACGGCAACTCAACTCCCAGCGCCGATGCAGCCTCATAAACCGAAAGCGCGAAGATAGTAGACATGCCAGCTAGGATCAGCTCCTCTGAAAGCTGATCCCAGACCCCCGACGTCTCAGCCACCGCATCAGGGTCCGGCGGGAGTGTCGCAGCTACCAGGCTCGGAATCACGAACGGCTCAGTCCGAGTGACCCACTGATTCAAGGCCTCGGCGTAGAGATCGGTCAGGGCGGCTTCGGCCTCGATCGTCCGGTTGAGAGCTTCGCCCGGCTCGGGGAACATCAGTCGACCGTCCCGTCAACGACGGGCCGGGTGAGTTCGCGGTAGATCGCCTCACGCACCCGAGCGCGCAGTGCCTCGGTGTCGACCCCGAGCAGCGCGATGGTCTGATCTTCGAGCGCAGAGTCCCAGCCGTTGATCAACTTCGGAATGTCCTGCTCGGCGACCGGCGGCAGCATCCGGTGCCAGCGGTGCGCCGGGTAGCTCGACAGCCGCGCCCGCTGGTCGTGGTCGTTGGTGCGCACGCGGCGCTTCCCGGCCAGTTCCAGTGCGCGAGTGATCAGCACCTGCTCGGCCAACAGGTACTCCGCCCGGCTGTGGATGCGCGCCAGCGTCGCCTGATTGGCGCTCTCGTCGTCGTTCTCCGTGTCCGGCTCACTGCCTTCGGTGTCGCCGTCTTCGTCTTCGCCCGGCGGCTGCGAGGTGCCCTGCTCGATGGCCGGAGCGGGCTGCGGGAAGTCGATGCCCTGCACCGCGTCGAGCAGCGGGTACCAGGTGAGCAGCATCTCGGGGTTCTTCGCCACGACGTCCTGAGCGAGCATCTTCCAGCCGTCGATGGTCGACAGGTCGTACCCCGCCTCATCGCCCAGGCCCAGGTACTTGCGATAGGCCTCGCTGGTGATCGCGCCGCGATCGTGGGCTTCGGTCGCCTCGTCGCTCTTGTCGGGGTCGATCGTCAGCTGGCTCGCGTCGTACCAGAGCACGTAGCGGTCGGGGTCCAGGCCCAGGTCGTTGAAGGTGCCGCGCAGCACTTCGCTGTTGATGAACTGGCAGATCGTCTCCATGACGGGGTTGATGTGCAGCTGCACGTCCTCGTCGCCGACCTGCCACGCCGACCAGTGGTTCGTCGTACTGCCCAGGCCCAGCAGCCGCTCCGGCGACACGTCCAGGCCCATCGCCAGCCGCGCGATCGCGTCGTTGCGCTTCTTGATCTCGACTTCGCTGATCTCCTTGGAGAGATCAAGCTGCATGATCTTGCCCAGGTGCTCGCCGGGCACGGTCGCGATGATCGGGATGAACGCCGCCGCGTCGTCATCGTTTTCGCTGCTGACCAGCGCCGCGTTGTAAAGCTGGTCGCTCAGCTGCTCCGAAGCGGCAGTGCCAGTGAACATCGGCACCGGGTCGCCCGGCTTGCCGCCGACGATCGGAGCCTGGCTGTTGGGCAGGCTCATCTCCTGCGGGATGAACCAGACGCCGCCGCCGACCAGGCGCGACTTGTCGGCGTTCTTGATCTTCTTGGTGGTGCGCACGATCTCGCGCAGCGGGTCGAGGTTCGCCCGCACCGGCGAGTCGGCCTCCTTCGCCCGGCGCGGTCGCGGGTTCCACACGCGGAACAGCCGATCGACGCCCTGCACGAACTCATGCTTGGTGCCGTCGGGCATCTCGATCTCGACCTTGTTCGACGTGGTGGACTTCCACTCGTCGTTGGTCAGCGCGAGCCAGTGCTCGCCGTCGTCGCGCAGGATGATCGCGATGTAGCTCTCGCCGGGCACCGTCAGGCACTCGACCAGACGCTTGATCAGCTGGCTCTGGCCCAGACGTCCACCGGCGATGGCGCGCCCGACCTCGATCAGCTTCTCGCGGTCGGGGTTGTCCTCGGCGATGCCGCCGGTCGGCACCCCGTCGGGGTCGAGTTCGCTCACCAGCAGCCGGACGCGGGCGCACGACGACGAACGCCAGCCGACGTAATAGCGAAGCTCGCCAACGGTATCGAGCATGTCCCAGGCTTCGCTCTGCCAGCTGGCCTTGGTCGCCCCGATGACGTTGGACTTGATCTTCTGCGGATCCTCGACCGGCTGCGATGCCGCCGTCAGCGACCGGCGCGGCGCGCCCTTGGGGCGACGAACGATGCGGACAGCCATACCGGTCAGGTTATCCGGCCACGGTGCTACTCGTCGTCATCATCCTCGACGTCGATCTCCTCGGTGTCGGCGAACCGGGCGCAGACACCGATCAAGTGGCTGGTCGCGAGGGCGATCGGGACGAACGCCCACCAGGGCCAATGCAGCACCAGCACTGGCGCGATCGCGGTCAGCAGGCTCAGCCACATGCCGACGCACCAGGGGCACTGGATGAAGTACGTCAGCGTGGCCCACCGCTGCGCCCGGCGCGCCAGCAGCGTCGCCCGCACGTCCTGGCCCAGTGCGCGTGCCTCGTTGGCGTCCATCCGGCTGGCCCGCGCCCGCGTGATGATCGCCGCCCGAGGCCGGTCGAGAATGGTGTCCGCGTTGATCAGGCGGGTCAGCCGCATGATCGCTAGCACGTAGATGCCGAGCACGATGAGGGTCATGGGCTGCACACTACCCCGACGAGTGCGGGTAAGTGCTAGCCTGAGCCGATGCGCATCCTCGGGATCGACACCAGCCTCACCGCGACCGGGCTGGCCCGCGTTGATCTCGCCGTCTGGCCTCCGTCGAACCCGCCCCGGCAGCCGGTGTCGTTCGTCGCCGACGTCGCCCGCGTCGGTGCGCCGAAGCCGACCAAGGACAAGTCCAAGCGCGCGATGGCCCGCCGGGTCAACAGCCTCATCGACCAGATCGAGTGGTGCTTCGCGCACGACGAGAAGCCCGAGCATGTCGGCATGGAATCGCTGGCCTACGGGGCGCGCGGCGAGGCGTCGTGGGTGCTGCCGTGGGTGTTTGGCCGGGTGATCGAACTGTGCGAAAAGTACGACGTGCCGTTGACGGTCGTCGCCACCACGGCGCGTGCGAAGTTCGCGACCGGGAAGGGCACCGCGAGCAAGGATCAGGTTCTGGCCGCGATGATCAAGCAGTTCCCCGACGCCGACGTCAGCGACAACAACGAGGCCGACGCGCTCGCCGTCGCCGCCGTGGTCTGCCATAAGATCGGGCTGCCGATCCTGCCAGTGACGAAGTACCGCAACGAGGTCATCGACGGGCTGGGCGACTGATGGGCGACGTCGTACCGTTCCGCCCGCGCAGCGCTCAGCGGATCGCGGTGAAGGTCCAGCGCGCCCGCAAGTTCCGCCTCGAAGTGCCGGTCGTACTACGCCAGCTGATCGACTGGCCGGAGTTCGGCGAGCAGCTGTATGAGCAGATGCGCATCGCCGCTGCCGAGCGCGGCGCTCCGGTCGACGTGATCGACGCGATGCAGGTGGTCTTCGTCGGCGGTCTCGATATGGCCCGCGCCGCCGACCAGGCCTGGTTCACCGACTACATCAGCCCCGGCATGATCCTGATCTGCTGGGAGGCCAACGTCTAACCGGGGATCGTGCGCCGCATCCACGCCGGGGGCGGAGGCGGCACTCGTCGCCCGTCCGGCCCAGGCCCGCCACCAGGTCCACCAGGCGGGCTGGACAGGCCCATACCGCCGTTGCCGAGCGCAGCGAGGCGGTCGTGGGCGATGATCGCCGCCGACACCCGGTCAGGCTGGTGCTGTCCGGCCTGCCAGTCAGCCGCCTGCTCCTCGAACACCGCGAGGTTGTACTCGACCAGCTGGCAGGTCTTTGTTTCGAGCGCCTGGCGCAGCAGAGCCGCCCGGCCCACGCTGTCGACCTTCGCCCCGGCCCGCCACTTGTAGATCGTGAACGGCGGAATGTCAGGGAGACAACGCTGTTCGATCGGGGTCAGCATCGCGCCCTCGTACTGCTTGCGCACGACGGCGCGGTGCATGTCGCGGTAGGCCCGGCGCAGCGCGTCGCGGTAGCTGTTCGCGGCGGCGTAGGCCTCCATCGCGATCTCCCGCGCGCCCATCTGCAGCGCCAGCGTCACTGCCTGTTTGGCCCACTCGTCGGGGGTGAACTGACCGGACCAGTCCTCCGCGAGCACGACCTTGCCAGTGCGGGTGAGGAACCCGCCGATGATGCCGGTTTCGTCGCCGTCGCCGGAGTCGGCGGGGTCGATGCCGACGATGGCCGCGACGGGCTGCGTCGGCGCGTCGGGCAGGCGCGGCTCGAACCACGACCGAAGGAACAGCCCGCCTGCCGGGTTGCGCGGGCTGCCCTGGTAGAGCGCGTACCAGGTGCGCTCAGATACCTGGCGCTTCGTGCGCAGGAAGTCGCGCTTCACCACCTCGCCGTCGTCGGTCACGCCGTCGCGGGCTGACTCCATCGGGACGCCGAACGGGCGATTGAGCGCGTCGTTGATGCCCTCCTCGGCGATGGCGGGCACGTTGATGTGGTGCCAGCTACGGTGCTGCTTTGGCAACTCAGCCTCGGCGGCGAGCACCTTCCCGGCCAGGTCTTCGGGGTGCCACCGCGTCTGGATCAGGATGATGGACGCCTCGGGCGACAGACGGGTCAGCACGACCGACGAGAACCACTCATAGACCTTGGCGCGGTGCGCCGCCGAGTCGGCCTCCATCATGTTCTTGAACGGGTCGTCAATCACGAACAGGTCAGCCGAGCGACCGGTGATCGAGCTTCCCAGGCCGACCGCGACCAAGCCGCCGTTGCCGCCCTCGACCTTCCACGCCGAGACCTTGTTGGACTTCGGGCTGAGCTTGAGGCCGATCTGGTCGGTGACCGGCAGGCCCGTCACCGAATCCACGACGTCGGTGCCGTGGCGCATGATGATGTCGCGGGCCGTGCGGCTGTGCTCCTCAGCCAGCGCGTCGGCGTAGGTGGCGAGGATGATGCGGCGGTTCGGGTTCAGCTGCAGCGCGCGGATCACGGTCCAGACCGCCGCGAGGCTGCTCTTGCCCTCCTGGGGCGGCATGTTGATCAGCAAGTTGCGCGCCGGTCGGCGGATGCAGGTCTCGATCCGGTTGGCGATGAGATCGAGTGCGGGCGTGATCTTGTAGCCGGGAATTGTCGCTGCCGCGATCTCGGCGGCGTGGCGGTACTTGACCTTGATCGCCGCGCGGGTCTCCGCCGACCGCAGCGACGACAGCATGGCCCGCTTCTGCTCGTCGGGCCAGTGCTTGACCGCCTCGTAAAGCTCAGCGGCCTTGCCGGTGTCGAACAGGCCGTCGCCCGTCCAGACGTCGGGGGTCGGGGTGCCGTCGTCGTCCGGCATCCGCACCTTGCGCGGCTGCGCGTCAGCCATCGTGGATGATCTCGCTCAGGCCTTCGCGCAGGCTGTCGGGCGACCCGACCCACGCCCGCACGCTCTGCGTCTTGCTCAGTTCGCGCATCTCGTTGAACAGGTTGATCGACGCGGTGCGCCGCCCCTTGACCCACGACTCGTTCTGCGTGCGCTTGAGCGCCTTCGCCCGCGCCGCGCGCCACTCGTCGGCCTGGTCGTGGTCGACCAGCGCCAGCGTGACGTCGTACCCGGCGTTGAGGGCGGCGAGGATGAAGCGCCGGTTGCCCAGCCGGGCACCTTCGCCGAGCAGCAACGGGTAAGGGCGCGTGCCGATCCAGGGCACCGCCTTGTCGATGACGGCGCTGGGCAGCGCGTCGGTGCCGCTGAAAGCCTCACGGACGATGCCGATCTCCGCCCCGATCACCGCGCCGGTGATGCGGTTGACCAGCTGATCGTGGGCCACCGGGTACTCCGGCGGGTGCGCGGGCACCCGATCGTATTCGGCAGTCAGGTCAGCCATCAGCGTCGACTTGCCAGCGCCAGGCTGGCCGACCAGGTAGATCAGGCGGGGGTTCATGCTCGGCACTTTACCGCGTTGGTCGGGTGAATGCGGTCGCGATCTGGTCGCGCACGGTCGCATCGGTCACCACGTCGACCACCAGGTGGACCCGGTTGACGTCGCTGTTGTTTTCGACGGCGTGCGGCTTGCGCGCGTCGAGGTAGTAGCAGTGCCCGGCCTGCAGGTGGTGCGTGCGCCGCGCCCCGTCGAAGTCCCAGGTGTGCATCACCACTGCCGGGTCGGTGATCAGCGGGATATGGAACCGCGTGATCTGGCCGTCGCGAGTGCCGCCGAAGCGGTCGGTGATGTCGGTGTGTCGGCCCAGCGCCGACCCGGCGTTCATCTTGAGCAGGCGCACGCGCTCGGTGTCGCGCCAGCTGTCGATCGACTGGACCCACCGCGTCAGCAGCGGCAGTTCGCGACTGAGCACGGTCCACTCCGCCCGCCGCCCCAGGTCGTCGGCGTGCTTCGCCTTCCAGCTGCGCGGCATCTCGCTCGGCTTGACGCCCTTGCCCGGCTGGTCGGGCCAGAAGCCCTTGAGGCAGACCGCCGACCAGCCGCCGTCGGAGTAGTACGGGAAGTCGTCGTCCCAGCCAGTGACGGTGGCGATCTCGCTGCTCAGCATCTCGATCATCGACGGCGCGATCAGGCCGACGTCGACCACGGTGGCCCGGTCCCAGGCCGGGTAGAAGGCCTTCTCCCGCGCCGGACCCCAGACGTTGATCACCTCAGCGGCGCTGGTGACCCGGTGCGCCACGATCTCCTTGCCCAGTGCGCGCAGCGATTCCGACACCATCGCGTCGGTCGCGTAGGCGAACACGTAGTCGAACGGCGCGAGGTCGGGCACCAGATAGCCAGTGCGGGCAACGTGCGTCGCCACCAGCGCGTGCTTCGGGATGACGAACTCCGCGCCGGTGAAGTCGGTGCGACGGCTGTCGCGGGTCAGCTGCTTGGCGATGACCACGGCCTGCTCCCGGCCCACCTGCTCCCAGTGGACCCACTCGGGGTGCTGGCGCAGTTCCGACGCCAGCGGGTGAGCGAACCCGCCCGCGTTGTGGGCCTTGGTGTACTGGCCGAGCAGACGCGCGATCGCGGCGGCGTCGTCGGCAGCGAGACTGGTCCTTACGGGCACGTCAGCATCCTCCCGGTGTTGCGGTAGACCGGCATCTTCGCCGGGTCGATGCCCGGCGCGATCGACGCCCACGGCTCCGGCACGAAGCGCGCCCAGGCGTCGTTGAGCAGCGCCCGGTCGGATTCGCTGGGGAGAGTGTCGATCTCCTCGCGCAGCGCGGCCAGGTGACGGCCAGGGTAGTACCGCCCGTCGCGCATCACGTTGTAGTCGCAGATGATCGTCTCGAAGTCGACCCACGCCAGCGGCACCCCGGCCTGAGCGATCCACTCGCGGCACACGTTCGCGGCGTGGTCGAGTTCGGCGGGCGTGGGTCTGTTGAGGCAGAAGATGCGCTCAAGGCACCGGCGCGGGCCACTGCTCTCGAACAGCTGGCCGTCGGCGGCGTCGACCGGCAGGTTGACCACCTTGCCCGCGAACTCCGCCCACTCGAACGCGCTCTGGCGACCGACGCCCCAGACCTCACGCATCCGTGCGCTCAGCGCGGTGAAGTTGCGACCGGGGTTGTCCCACTGGCAGACCTCACGCATCCACTTTTCCTCGGTGCGCCCGGCCAAAACGGCGGCGTAGCTGGCGAACCGCTTGATCACCCGGCCACCGCGCAGGTTGCGGCGCTCCTGAGTGCAGTTGTACTGGGCCACGTCGTCGCGGTCGCCCGCCGCCGCCCAGGCCGCGATCGACGGCCAGCGCCGGTAGCACGCAAACGCCGAGTGCAGGTCGTCGTAGGTGTTGTAGAGCGTCATCAACCAGGTGCGGTCGTCGCGCGGAAGCGCCACCCGAGCCAAGATGTCGGCCCACGGTTCGACGTCGCGGCTGGCCGCTTCGATGCGGGCGAACTCGACCAGATCGTTGAGCCGGTCGATGTCGACGTTCACCGCTTGACGTCCGCGTCCGGCTTGAAGCCTCCCGCCGCCAGCGTGCCGTGCATCCGGTCGAGCGCGCCGACGCCCTGGTTCGGGATACCGCGATCACCAGCGGCCAGCCGCCGGGCCATCTCGCGCTCCCGCTCAGTGCGCCGGGCACGACCGTAGGCCGACTCCTCCGCTGCTTCCCGGCAGTTCTTCATGCCACGCAGCGCGTAGTAGACCACGCTGATGCGGTACCCCTCGCCGCGCTTCACCTTGGTGATCGGGGTGACGCCGTGGACCCACTTCCAGCCCTCGAAGTACGTCACCGTCGCGTCGTCGCACGGCACCACCAGGTTCCACTCGGGCAGGTGCAGATGCCCACCGCGAGTGCCGCGCCGGACGACCGGCATTGCTGACCAGGTGGCGAAGTTGAAGCCGTCGCGGTGATACGGCAGGGCGGCTGTGTCGTTGATGACGCCGCTGGTCCAGAGCTTCGCCTCGCCCATGCGCCACTCCGGCAGCACCTCGCCCAGCGTCTCCTGGTTGCGCTCCACGACGCCTGGCAATTCCGCGCGAATAAGCTCACTGAACTGGTCGGCGTAGCTTTCGAGCAGCCGGGCGGTCTCGGGTGCCTCGGTGCACAGCGACGTCAGTGAGCACGACTCCCGGCCCATCACCGGGCGGCGCGGCGCGAAGCCGAAGGTGCGGCTGCGGCTGCGGTAGTTCGACGTGCGCTGGACCCCGCCCCGGCAGTCCACGCTCATCATCGCCCGACGCAGCGCGGCGGCGTTGTCGAGCTTCGCGTACATCAGCACCGGCTCGCCGGTGTCGGCGTCGATCACGACCGTGCCGGGGCGCAACTCCGTCGCCGGAGGCAGATCGGGCACCTTCGTCCCAACGAGGTCGCTGCCCTCAGCGCGCGTGAGCACCCGAGACAGTTCGAGGTGGGCCAGCACGGCTACTCCGCGCCGGGCGCAGGCGCGTCGGCAGCGGGCGGCTCCGCGCCGGTCGCGTCGGTGATCAGCGCGAGCAGAAGCTCAGCGTTGTTGGCGATTTCGCGCTCGTTGCGCAGCACCTCAAGCTGTTCCTGGACCCAGATGAACTGGGCGATCGGGTAGTTGAGGATGACCATGCGGGTCGCCGATTCGGCGTACTCGCTCTTGTTCTGGTTGACGTCCTTGCTGTTGATCAAGCCGTCCGGCCCGGTGCGCGGCACCTTCGGCTTCTCAGGCGTGTCGCTGCCGCCGCCGGTCTCGCCGGTCGCGCCCTCGTCGGGATCGCCAACGCCGCTGGCGTTCCCGTTCGGGGTCTGCCGGTCGAACGGGTTGACGCTCATGCCGCTGATGTCGGGCATGGACTCTTCGAGGATCGCGTTGAGGTCGGCGACGTCGGCTTCGGTGAAGCCGAGGCCTTCGATGTCGCCGATGTCGTTGAGCAGTTCGAGCAGTTCGCCGGTGTCGAACCCGCCCAGCTGCGCGGTCTGGTTGTCGGCGGCGACGATGCGGTTGCACATGTCGTCATCGACGTTGAGCCAGTGGACGAGCACGCCCGACCATCGCGGGTCATCGGGGTGCTTCTCGGCGAGGTCGCGGATCGCCATGAGGGTGTGGTTGCCCGCCAGCACCTCGTTCGGGCGACCGGTCGCGGTGCCGAGGTTGACGGTGATCGGCTTGTACTGCGAGTGCGCCTTGAGGCTGGCCGCGATCGCGGTCACGTCGCCGCGCCGGGGGTTGCGGTGGAAGGTGTTGAGTTCGTGGGGCGCGACGGTCGTGGTCTTGCCGACGACGGCGGGCGTGATCTTCGAGGCCAT